GCCGCAGGGGAAAAACTCAATCGTAACCGTGAAGCAATTGTACTTGGACTCACAGGCCAGGGCGATTGCGCACCTGCTGGACATTGTGAGCCAAACGTACAACGGAGTGGAACTAACACCGGGGCTGGTGTCGTTTTGGAAGGAAGCCCTCAAGGAGCAAAGTCCGCAACAAATACGTGAAGGTCTGCTCTTGTACATGAAATCAGAGCGCGGAAGTTTTAAGCCTACACCAGCGGACATCATCGCCAATGCGCCAGAAGCCACAGACAAACCGCGCAAGGTGAAAAATCCGGACTGCCCAGATTGTTCAGGTTCTGGATTCCGCACGATCCTGGTGGATAGCTTGATCCACGAAGGCCAGAAAGCGCAGCGGGTGACAGATTGCTATTGCGTGGCAATCGAATATGAAGGCCAGAAGTTTAAGCCAGAGCAAAAGGCATTGCCAGCGGCACAAATTGAGCCGGCGGAATTGCTGAAACGGGTTGCTGCCAAAACAGGCATCGGGATAGCGGCCAAAGGATTCCCACCCAGGCAGGAGCAATCAGAGGCTGACCACCGGCGGCGGCAGGTTGAACTTGAGCGCCAGAAGGCCGACTTGGAAGCGAAAGGAATCCAGTAACAAAAACCAAAACAGGAGTCCACCAGCCATGGATGCCATACAACAGAAACTTCGTGAATTGGAAATAGCGGCACATTCAGCACATATGCCGATGGATGAAATGCTCAACCTGATGGAGAGACAGTTCTTTCTAGCAGCAATTCAGAGATGCGGCGGCAGCTATTACAAGGCCGCTGAGGACTTAGGCAGAGACCCGACCACGGTTTACAGGGCCATGAACAGAATACGCGGGCGGGCAGCGGGAGCGAGATAGAGGGGCACAGGAGAGAAGGTCTTATGAAATGGTTTCACTTTCACAAATGGGAGATTGCGGCTGCTGAGCCCTACACCTATCAGATATTTGGCGGCTTGGTCACAACGGTTCTCTATCGCTGCCAATGTGGAGCGATAAAAACCAAAGACATTGACGGGCATTGGACGCTGGCGCAGGTTAAAGGCGGAGCGGCGAAACACGCATGAGCTTTGAAACATACGGGCAGCAGAAATTAGATGAGATAGCGCTGATACAAGACCAGCAGCGAGAGCCCATGGTGGAGTTGCACGCTATTTACTGCCCATGTGCGGCGTGTGTGGTGCAGAGAGAGCGGGAGAAAAACAGCAGATGGTTGCGTACCAGCAATTTTTAGACTCTAAACGGATTCGCGTGTTGGCCAGTGGCATTGAGCCTGGACCAATCAATCCGATGTTGTTTCCTGTGCAGCGGGATATTGTGCGCTGGTGCTTGCGCAAAGGCCGAGCGGCCATCTTCGCTGATTGCGGATTGGGCAAGAGCTTTATGCAGCTTGAATGGGCGCGCCAGATACCGGGCAAGGTATTAATCCTTGCTCCGCTGGCTGTAGCCCCGCAGACCGTCCGCGAAGGCAAGAAGCTTGGCATTGAAGTAGTTTATGCGCGCCAGTCGGTTGACGCTCAAATCACGATCGCCAATTACGAGATGCTTGACCACTTTCGGCCATCGGATTACGCCGGCATAGTGCTCGATGAATCCAGCATCCTGAAATCGTTTGAAGGTAAATTCAAAAACGCCATCGTTGAAGATTTCCATGCGACAGAATACAAGCTGGAATGCACGGCAACCCCTTCGCCAAACGATTACATGGAACTTGGCAATCACTCAGAGTTTTTGGGAAATCTCACGCGCACGGAGATGTTGAGCACATTCTTTGTGCATGATGGCGGGGACACTTCCAAATGGCGGCTCAAAGGTCACGCGCAAAAAGATTTCTGGAAGTGGGTTTGCTCCTGGGCTGTGATGATTCGCAAGCCCTCTGATTTGGGGTATGACGATGCCGGTTTCATTCTGCCTGAGTTGACCATTCACGAACGCACCGTAGAAGTTGACCGCGCACCAGAGGGAGCATTGTTTGCCCTGCCTGCTGTGACGCTACAAGAGCGCCAGAGAGCGCGGTCAGGCAGTACCGATGAACGGGCCGCCGAGGTCGCCAGAATCGCCGCCATGAAGCCGGACGAGCAATGGCTGATATGGACAAACCTTAATAGCGAATCGAATGCAGCGGCGAAGTTGATACCGGGCGCGGTTGAGGTTTGCGGTTCTGATTCATCAGCCTTCAAAGAAAAGGCCATGCTGGATTTCGCGCAGGGGAACATTCGCGTGCTGGTTTCCAAGCCTTCCATTTGTGGCTTCGGCCTCAACTTCCAATCGTGTCATAACGTGGTTTTTCTCGGACTCTCTGATTCTTATGAGCAGTTCTATCAGGCGATTAGGCGTTGCTGGCGATTTGGGCAGAAGTCGCCGGTTGACTGCTACATCGTGACGAGCACGGGCGAGGGCGAAGTAGTGGCCAATATCAAGCGGAAAGAAGCGGACGCACAAAAGATGGCAGAGGAGATGGTCAACAATATGCACGATTTGAATCAGGCAGAAATTCACGGCCAGAGCAGAAAAGGAGACATTTACATTCCACGTATGTCCGCTGGCCGAACATGGACACTTCACTGCGCGGATACGGTTGAGAAGATCAAAGACCTACGCACGGACTCAGTGCATTACCAGATTTATTCTCCGCCGTTCGCCAGCCTGTACACGTATTCCGCGAGCGAGCGCGACATGGGAAACTGCCGGACCCACGCAGAATTTTATGAGCACTTCCGTTTTCTCGCCCCTGAATTGCTGCGCATCCTTAAGCCTGGGCGACTGATGAGTTTTCATTGCATGAACCTGCCCACATCCAAAGAGCGGGATGGCGTTATAGGAATTTCAGACTTTCGCGGCGAACTCATCCGCATTTTTAAAGAGGTTGGATTCATCTTCCATTCTGAAGTCTGTATCTGGAAAGACCCGGTTACGGCAATGCAGCGCACGAAGGCTCTAGGACTGCTGCACAAGCAACTCAAGAAAGACGCGTGTATGAGCCGCCAGGGGATACCAGATTATCTGGTGACAATGCGCAAGCCAGGGGAAAACCTTGAGCGCGTGACAAACACAAACGAATCTTTCCCGGTCCAGGTCTGGCAACGTTACGCTTCGCCGGTTTGGATGGACATCAACCCATCGAACACGCTCAACAAAGAGGGTGCGCGCGAGGACGAAGACGAGCGCCACATCTGCCCACTGCAACTAGAAGTGATCGAGCGCGGCATCCGGCTTTGGACGAATGAGGGCGATACGGTTTTCTCGCCATATGCGGGAATCGGCTCGGAAGGCTACCAGGCAGTGAAAATGGGTCGGCAATTCATAGGATGTGAGCTAAAGGAATCGTACTGGAAAGAGGCCACGGCCAACCTAAAGGCGGCAGAGATGGTGAATGAGCACGGATTATTTGCAGCGCAGTGAGCCAAGAGGTATTCCAGTTTTAGAGAGCGGGAGAAAGGTGGAAGGTAATGGCTGAGAAATCAAACATCGAATGGACTGAGGCGACATGGAACCCCTGGTATGGGTGCCTGAAGGTTTCGCCGGGCTGCAAACTTTGCTACATGTACCGCGAGATGGCGCGCTATGGCCGCGATCCGCGCACGGTGACACGCTCCAAAACCAAGTTCAATGATCCACTGAAATGGGTGAAGGCTGGCAATGAGCCCAAGTTCTGCTTTACGTGCTCATGGTCCGATTTCTTCATTGAGCAGGCAGATGAATGGCGCGCAGAGGCGTGGAAAATCATCGCGGCGACTCCACAGATCACATATCAGATTCTCACAAAGCGGCCTGATCGCGTGCTTGAGCATCTTCCCGCAGATTGGGGCCAAGGCTACAAAAACGTGTGGCTGGGCGTGAGCGCTGAGAATCAAGAGTATGCGGATGAGCGCATCCCAATTCTTCTGAATACCCCAGCGGCGGTGCGGTGGGTCAGCGCAGAGCCATTGCTGGGCCCGATAACTTTCAGGTGGGCAGCATGGGACAAGCATCAAACTCATTCCCGGCGGGTGAAGCAACTTGCCAATGTGGAGCGTGACGGAAAAGTTATTGCGGGCGCAGTTGACCATTTGGACGGACTAAGGATGCTTGACTGGATCGTGGTCGGCGGCGAGAGCGGCTCTGAATCGCGGCCAATGGAAATGATATGGGCGCATCAAATTGCCGAACAATGCATTGAGGCTAAAACCCCATTTTTCATGAAGCAACTTGGCGGCAAAGCCGATAAACGCGGCGACATAAAGCAATTTCCAACCGGCTTACAAATACGCCAGTGGCCAGCGGAGCCCTCCCATGCCCACTAGGATTCAGCGCAAACGAACGAAGGGCTGGAAGATGCCAGATAACGCGGTCTACGTTGGCAGGCCCACAGTCTGGGGCAATCGCTATGTAGTAGGAACTCCGGGAACGGGATTGGGAGTGGTGGCGACTGCTCAAGAAGCAGTAGATGGGTTCCGCAGCATGTGGCGAGAGCCCCATCAGCATGGGTACATACGGGAGAAACTGCGCGGCAAAGACCTTGCGTGCTGGTGCCCAATCGGGCAGCCGTGCCATGCAGATGTGCTGCTGGAAATTGCGAATCAACGGGAGGCCACGGATGCCCACTGAGACGCGGAAGCTTGTGAAGGCCAGGCCAAAAGCGCTTGAGCATTTGCCGGAATGGGCGAAGTGCTGCCCTGCATTTGGAGAGGCATATCAGAGTATCGGCGAGATAGTTGTCGATCTGGCGGACACCGATTCGGCAGTGATGCGCTGCATGTACTGCAAAACTCCCCACGGCGTTTTATATGGCGTTCTGGATACAACCAGAGGCGGATAATGTGCTCTTGATTGCCTCGACCTAGACGAAGGAGCCTATGCCCTCTAACCGCAGCAAATATCGAGCAGTGCCAACCGTGGTGGACGGGATTCGCTTCGCCAGCAAGCGGGAAGCAAAACGTTACCAGGATTTGAAGCTGCTGGAGCGCGCCGGTCAGATCGCTGGGCTGGTGTATGACAAAAAGCAGTTGCGCTGGCCTCTAGCGGTCAATGGCGAACTGATTTGCACCTATGAGGCAGACTTCTCTTATTGGGTGCATGTCGATGGCAAAACGCTGAAAGTAATCATACGCGGCAACATCATCGAAACGGCGGATGTGGGCAAAGTCCGAAAAGTGATTGAAGATTCCAAGGGCTTCAAAACTCCGGCATATCGCCTAAAACGCAAACTAATGAAGGCCATCCATGGCATTGAAATTAAAGAAGTTTGACCGTGAGGGAGTACAGGGTATGAAGGGCTAAAGTACCAAAAATGTTGCAAATATGCATTTTGTACAGTTTTTCGATTTTAGCCTTAGGAGTATCGAGTATGAGCGAGAAGCCGGAAAAGGTTCGCCGCCAAGGTAAGCGTGCAGAAAAGGCGCGCTTTGAATGCCTACTCACGACTGAGAACTATGACATTCTCTATCGGTTGGCAGCTCAGGCCAAGGTATCAATGGCGGCGGTCATAAACCACATGCTGCGCCGCGAAAAGAACTCTGTACCCGCCGAATAGGTTCCACGAGAAACGTTTGTTACGTAACTCTATTGCATTTTCTAAGTACCTGCCTATAGTTGTCTCATCTCATTCCTTTGATCTGAACTCAGGGGCGCGGGACTGTAAAAGGTTCCGCGCTTGAAAGCAATATCTGCACCGCACAGAATAAAGCGGGTAGACCCGGTAACGGGTAGGGTAAGTGTCGCCAAAAGTTTGAAATACCCCAAAGAAGGGGCGGCAATTCCGATGGTTTACATGTCACTCAACCGGCAGAAGGCGAGAGTGACCGACATTCAGGCGATGCTCGGGTATCAGCGAGTACTTGAAGCGAAACGGATGATTACTTCTGACGGATATGCCCCGAACAATGATGCGTCACCCGCTGGTAACTGATGCTGCCAGCGGACAATTCCATCCATGGCTAACTGCAACGTCTTAGAAGCCTCTCAAAATCCTACAGATAAGCCAGCGCGGAGAATAAAACGCTCCGGAGGGCAGAGCCTTGTCCGGCAGATGAAGGCCTTCTGGATTATTGAAAACGTGCTGCTGCAAATGGTGGACGTTCGCGCCATGGCACCACGCAACCACGTAGAGCGCCAGCCTGCGCCCACAATCTACATCCCTGTGGACATGCCGCCAGTAATCGACCGACGGCTGGGCGTGCGCTTTGAAGACCCCAATAAGCTTCCAACCATGCCGCGATTCCGCAGGCTGAGTAACTTTGACCGGATGCAGCAGTTTGAACTATGAGCCACGACGAACGGGCCTATCTCGAATATGTAGCAGACTGCAAACGTAAGGGCTTGCCAGCAGCAGACATAAGCGTGTGGCAGATGATAACTAAGCCTCTGGGTTGGCAGGTGATTCCGTGAGAGAGGCAGTCACACATGCCCTCACAGGTGCCGTAATCGGGCTGGCAGTGCTCGCGATAGGAACTGTGACCGGCTGCGCAGCCAAGAAGCCATTGCAGCCTATACAGGGCCCGGTAACAGCGCACTATAACCTCAACGAATGTAAGCCGTTGCCGAACTTTCAGCCCGGACTTGAGTGTAAGCGTGTGCAGTTAGTCCCGATCTTCCTGCCGGTGCCGAAATAATGCCTCTGGCTCTGAGCCCAAAGGAAAAGCATCTTGCACGGCTGCTGAAGTCTGATCTTCAGCCCAGCATGGCAGCAATCGCGGAAGAGATCGGCTTATCGGTAGTGACAACAAAAGCAATGGCCGTACAGCTTTACAAAGCGTTTGGGGTTGAAGACAGGCAGCAATTCTTTCTCTTTTTCAACCTGCCGCTGAATCACCCGCGCGTCGAATACTGGATACAAAACTGATATGGCTTTAGTTCAAAACCTCAATGATTTTTCAGCAGCACTAGCGCAGCAGAGCGCCCAAGATGACGCTCGGGGCGCGCAGATTACCGACCTGACTGACCAGCTTGGGAAAGCGCAGCAGCAAGTGGCCGCGCTCCAAAACACAATTACGGCGCTGAACTTGGATGACGAAACGGCACAGGCGATGGTAGCGAGCCTTACGCCTCAATTGGCAGCCGCTAAAGCTCAGGTAGCAGCTTTGCAATCGCAATTGGCCGCAGCCCCATCCGCACTGCTTCAGAAGCTGGTTAATTGTCACACCGGTCTGCACCGGTTGCCGAATGTCGCGGATCCCAATGCGCGGCCAATATTGCAATGGTTTCAGCCTGGGAACTCAGGGAACACCGGCGGCGCAAGCGCAGCGACTCACGGACTATGGACAATCACTCAGAATGCGGACGGATCCACGGATTACGCAATCTCGCCGGTTGCTCCGTTCGATGATTACATCTGGGGCTTGAACTTCACTGAATCAGCGGTGCCATTGCAGCACGCTTTTCAGGTGACAGTGTTCGAAGTGGCAGATGAGGATTTACCGAACCTGACCGGTATTGAAACCAACTTCGAACATTCAATCAGCCTCACGCGTAGAAATGCAGGGATCCAAGCCCTTCTGGGACAGGACAAAGACGCTGTAACCGGTGCGATCGTCTCAAACCAATGGCGCTATTACGACATTTCAGCCGGCCACTGGTTCTATACCGGTATCCCGCTGGATCGGACAATGTTCGGCACCGGTAAGCGGATCCAACTAATCAGCGAGTTCGTGGAAAATCCGGACGGCAGCATGACAAACCTGAATCTGACCATCAACGGCGTAACTCATCTGCTCAATAAGACCACACAGCCAAAGGTGACGACCTGGGATCCATACATTCAGCAAGGCTGGCAGATGGATCCACTGAAAGCTCTTTCCATGAAAACCAAAGTCTGGGATATGCAGACGTACTGGATTTAACGATGTGGACTTCGAGAGCGCACTACGGCACGCAGCGCACTTAGCAGGCAAGCTGACAAAACTGGAGTGTATAAAAAATATGCTAGGTCACGGGAAAATAGTTTGTTCGTGTGGCGATTTAATCGCGCAATGCCGCTGCATGGAAAGCCACAGGAATGTTGAAGTTCGCCCAAATGCTTGCGAAAAGTGCAGGAATAAAATCCAAAAGGCTCACGCGACAGAAGTTCCCATTGCTGAATATGAGGCGAGAGTAAAGCAGTAGTGAACCTTCTTGTCACGCGGCACACATTTACAGCGCTCTCTACTGTCGGCAATTTGGCCGTAAATGGAGAGCAGTTCGGCTTTTGCCTTGAGCCTCCGAAGCGCGACGAAAAGCCCTGCTGCATACCACTGGGCAGCTATGACGTAGAGATTCTGTGGAGTCCGAAGCACGAAAGATTGCTGCCTCATGTGCTCAATGTCCCCGGCTTTGAAGAAATAGAAATTCACATCGGCAACTTCCCGAAAGATACGGAAGGATGTCTACTTGTGGGCTATGGTCCAGGCCCAAACCCTGACTTCATCGGCGGCAGTAAGCAGGCATTTGATCGGCTCTTTTTGTTGATGACAGACGCAGTAGAGCGCGGGGAAGCAATCACTATCACGTACACAGAGGCGGAAGCCTGAAGATTCCAAAGAAGTTCAAGAAGGTGAAAGCGGGAGAGTGGGTGCAGCCGCAAATGAAAGGCTATCTGCTGGCTTGCTGTGATTGCGGCCTAGTCCATCGCATGAACTTTCGCGTGAGGATTGATAGCGAGGGTAAAGCACGTGTTCTCATGCAGGCATTCCGCATAAAACATCGCACCAAGGGTGGGAAATTCTAACTTCCGTGAGCATCTTTCTCTGTACCAACCGGAAGTACCAGCCGGGACAATTCAGCTCAGAGCGTAACGCCTTTGGGAATACATGGTGGAGCGCCCCGGGTAAGCCTTTCGATCAGACAATCGACTGGATGCCCGTAGATCGATCGATCGCACTTGCGGACATCAAGGCCCAAGGCAAGCCAGTCGTTCTTTTCATTCACGGCTTCAACGAATCGTGGCAGCGAGATATGGACGTGATGCAGGCTGTATTCGATGGACTGGGCCCAGATGTAACGCTCGTCGGCTATTCGTGGCCATCTCAGGGCAACATTCTCGAATACCTTGAGGATCGCGTGCAAGCAGAGCGCAGCGCAACAGACTTGCTGCAATGCCTGCGGGATCTGGAATGCCCGAACGTAATTGCTCACAGCATGGGCAATTTCCTGTTACAGAAAGCCCTGGAATCCGCCGGCACAGCGCCGTGTGTGGACAAACTTGTGATGGTGGCGGCAGACGTTCCCTTTGATGCGCTGAATACCTCAAACATCGCAGAGATGAGCAACAAAGTTCTGGTGATGTACTGCCCGGCGGATGGCGCGTTGCTGGGCTCAGGAATTATTCACCTTGGCGCAAGGCTTGGCTTGGTGGGCGCGGGACATGCACCTGAGAACTGCCAATCGGTTAACTGTATTGGCTTGCTACCAGCAGAGCTGAATCCAGTTGATCTGCATGGCGACTATTTCAGATCAGGGGCGTGCTGGGAAGTGGTATGCGGCTTTCTGGCTAAGAAGCAGGCGGCGAGCGCATGAAGTGCACTCAGGTGAAGCCGGGAGAGTGGGTTCAGCCCCGCCGGAAGAATTACATCATGCAGTGCTGCGATTGTGGGCTGCTGCATCGGATGAATTTTCGAATTGTGCGAGATAAGCGCGGGCGCAATTTCATTCAGTTTCAGGCATTCAGGGCCACCCACAAAGAAGCTAGAGCCCTCGTCGCGAAATAGGTTTCCGCAAAAAGCAGACGTAACGGTTGTGGCAGTTAGCCGGGATGGAGCCGCAAGGCTTTGAAGTCCGAAAACGCGCCATAGGGCCGCCAATGTTCAGAGCGTTGGAAGTCAGCAGAGGGTGAAGTCGGCAGCGCCGTAAGCATGACCATTCCTCTCGGGGAGTGGCCGCAAACAAAAGGCTGGAATAGCAAAACTTGTACTGCCGGATGGTTCCAGATGACGAATCCAAAACTGGCGCGGGTTGCTGCTCAACCTGCGGAAAGCATTTAAGAAAACTTATGACCTTCCACGTATCCCCTAAAGACGGAATCACGATACCGCCAGCAGCGGCTTATCTGGTTTTTACCAACTTCGATTCACGCGAGAAAGCGCAAGCGGAAATAGACCGGCTGGGCGTAGGCGAAACCATGGTGGTACGGGATGGCAGCTCAGAGGATGCGCCAATCAAGATTGTGAAGGGAACCAAATGAAACAAGGATGGGACGAATAACGCGATGACAAAGAACACATGGGCAAAGATTCTGGCGTGGGTGGGAGCAGCAATCACCGGACTCGCGGCCAACGGAGCATTTGGAAAGTACAGCAGCGTTGTCGGTACTGGTGGCGGAATTTTGAGCGCACTGGCGACCCACAAAGCAGCGGACACAAGCGGAGTACACCCGGACGGCGGAGTTCCCGCTAAATAAGTTCAATAACAGGCCGGGTAGCGGCATTCAGATGGAAGTGAATTAGATCACTTCAGCGGTTTGAAACGACAGGATTCTAGGAATCATGGTACGTCAAAACGCTAGTACAGCCTGAGGGGCCGTCGCGCTGGGATGAGGAAAGCCCAGCAAAATCTTTAATTTCAGAGGAGCAAATTTCATGAGCACAGCAAGCGACAGAGCAAAAGCGGCAGTGGATGTAATGAACAGCGCGGCTTCCGATCTATTGCAGAAGCGGCAGATCACGGCAGATGCACAGAAGGCTTTCGAGGCGGCGAATGCAGAAGTTGATGCCTCCATCGAAGCACTGAAGACAGAAAAAGAAGGCATTCTCGCCACCGTCAACCCGGCCTAACTCATTCAAGACAAATTCAATTTCAGGAGATTATTCAACGTGAAAACGTCAGCAAATAAGTGTTTACTCAGCTCATTGGCATTGTTCCTCGCCATCTTCAGCCTCATTGTCCCCATGGCCGGATGCTCACAAGCCCAGATCGTGCAGGTGATTGATACCCTGGACCAGCAGATTCCGCAGATCGCACAGATGGCAACCGGGCTCACTCTGTTGGTTGCGCCGGAATACGCGCCAGCCATCGGGCCAGCAGCGGCACTGATTGCGGCAGACGGCAAACTACTGGAGTCACTGATCGCCGGCTATAACCCAGCAGTCCCGAATCCCACTGTGCTGCAAAAGATCAACGCGGCATGGCTGGATATTCAGACGAACTTGCAGAGCATTGTTTCAACAGTGGGAATCAAAGACGCAAAGACCGCAGGCATCGTCAACGGCTTCGCTGGCCTGATCGGCCTGATCGCGCAGAACATCGTCATCCTGGTCAACCAGCAGCCAGCGGCAGTAGCACTCAATCTGCAAACGCAACTTCCGGCCATCTACGGCTGGCACATCTCGGGCACAGACATGATCGCCATTGAAGGAACTCCGGCAGGGCAGGTAATCAAAACTTCCGTCAAGCCCAAATTCTCAGCGCGTGACATTGCAAAGCACTGGAATAAACTTTGCAGCACGCAGGAGAAAGCCAAGATCGCAGTTCCCAAGGCAAAAATTCTGGGCATCTCTATCCCATTCACGGGAAAGAAGTAACCGGGGCTTCCCTCAGTTGCAGATTGCAGGGTAAGGAAACACAGCATATTTATGCATTTATGCAGTAGGTGAGTGCATAAAGTACCCTAAAACACGTACTTGTATGAATAAAAACGTGCATAACGAAGAAAGCATAGAAAATACCAACCCGGTAGGCCGTCCCAAGCTTGACCTCAACCCCGAACTTATCGAGGACTTGGCTGGGATTGGCTGCACCATGATTGAGATTGCGAAGATTTGCAAGTGCTCAGTAGACACCCTGGAGCGCAATTTTGCGGATGTCATAGAAAAAGGCCGCGAAGAAATGAAAATGAGCCTTCGGCGCAAGCAATTAAAGGTGGCCAACGAAGGCAGCAAAGATAAAGAATCCGCAAGCGTGACGATGCTTATTTGGCTTGGTAAGCAATACCTCGGCCAGAGGGACAAGCATGAAGTTAGCGGCCCAGACGGTGGCCCGATACAACATGAAGTAGTTGACCTTAAGAGATTGAATGATGAGCAGCTCGCCGAACTCGAATATCTTGTCGAGACAGCAACTCCCGCCCCTCCAGCAAATTAAGGCTGAACGTGCGCGCCGAAGTATCGAGTCGTTTACTCGCTTTACCAACTCTCGCTACAGGGCTGGATGGGTACACAAAGAGATATGCTCCGAACTCGATGAGTTCTTTCGCGCCGTTGAAGCTGGCGCGAGCCCAAGGCTTATGTTATTTATGCCGCCTCGCCACGGAAAAAGCGAGTTGGTTTCCCGGCGATTCCCGGCATACGCTTTTGGTCGCAACCCTGAGCTACAGATAATCAGTACTTCATACGGCGCTGATCTTGCATCGAGAATGAATAGAGATGTACAGCGGATCATAGAAGCGCCTCAATATGGTGAGATATTTCCGGGGACTGAGCTTTTCGGAAAGAACATACGCACAATTGCCAATGGATCATTTCTCCGCAACTCTGAGATTTTTGAAATTGTTGGCCATCGCGGAAGTTACCGCTCTGCTGGCGTCGGTGGTGGCATTACGGGCATGGGTTGCAATATCCTCATCGTGGACGACCCGATCAAGGATGCTGAGCAGGCGTATTCGGAGGTTTATCGCGATAAGGTTTGGGAATGGTTCACGTCCACAGCCTACACGCGGCTTGAATCTGGTGGCGGCATACTTATCGTGCTTACGCGCTGGCATGAAGATGATTTGGCTGGGCGCTTACTTCAGCGTGAATTGGTTGGTGGGGACAAATGGAAAGTGGTCACCTACCCTGCCATAGCTGAAAAAGACGAAAAGCACCGCAAAAACGGTGAGCCTTTGCATGCTGAACGTTTCCCTCTTGAGCAATTAAACGCAATCAAGACTGCCGTGGGCAGCCAGGTGTGGGCATCGCTCTATCAGCAACGCCCTTCCGCTATTGAAGGCGGAATCATTAAGCGCAATTGGATTCGGTTTTATAGGGAATTACCTGAGAAATTTGACTTAATGGTGCAGAGCTGGGATTGCACGTTCAAGGGTGGCGCAACCAATGATTACGTGGCTGGACAAGTTTGGGGAAAGGCCGGTGGCAAGCTTTTGATGTTGCCGCATCGTACATATGACCAGTTAGACTTTGGCCCCACGAAGGATGCCATAAAGAGTTGCCGCGCCAAGTTTCCACAAGCCCACGCAATCTTGATTGAAGATAAGGCCAATGGCCCTGCAATCATCAGTGAACTGCGGAAGGAATTGTCTGGCGTGGTTGCGGTCAATCCTGAAGGCGACAAATTTTCACGCTTGCAGGGCATATCGCCTCTATTTGAGGCGGGCTCTATTGAACTGCCTGATCCTCAGGTGTTTAACGTTCCTTGGATGGATGACTACATTCATAACCTCTGCGCTTTCCCAAAAGCTGCGCATGACGATGACGTGGACGCAACCAGTCAAGCATTGATTTATATTCGGCACAAAATGGGCGCGGGCATCATGGACTTCTATCGCACGCAAGCCAGCCAACTGAAAGAAGCCGCTGACAAGGTTAAGGGCGTTCCCAAAAGAGATGGCAAGCGCGTGCCGGAAACCGGCCTAACGAATATTGCGAAAGAAACTATGGCCAATGGTGGAAGGATTTCATGCAGCGCACGCCAATACCAGGAAGTCAGGCAGGCATTATTGGATATTGGGAGTGAAGCCGCATTAGCCGAAGTAAACCGGCTGGATATTGAGATGAAATGGAGCAGCGCGGCCGCTGGGGTGCAGGTGGGGCTTGCCTAATCAACCAGTTAACACTCCCGCTGGGGGCGCAAAGATTGAACAAGGGCGCAGCGTGGCCTCGCGATTCCGCTCTGCGCTCAACGCGTTCTTTGGGCCTGATTCCCCTCAAGGCATCAGTGCGCCATCAGGAACGCCACCACGCCAGTTTGATTATCCGACTGGCTACAACCTCAACATCCAGCCCCACAATCTGGAGTCGGTCAGCTACCACCAGATGCGGAACCTGGCTGATTCTTTCGACTTGGTACGCCTGTGCATTGAAACACGCAAAGACCAGCTCGCCAAAATGCAATGGCAGTTCACGGTAAAGCGTAACGTCAACGAGAAAAACGGGGAATACAAAGCACGGGCAGGATCTGATGACCGCATCGCACAACTGATAGACTTCTTTGCTTCGCCTGACAAAGAGCACACATGGGCGGAATGGGCGCGCATGCTGCTTGAGGAAATGCTGGTGATTGATGCGGCTGCAATTGTTCCGACTACAGACGCAAACGGCACGCTATGGACAAAGGGCAAAAAGCTTTACGGGCTGGACGTAATTGACGGCGCGACCATTGCTCGCAAGATTGACACGCAGGGCCGCACGCCAGCAGAGCCAGCCGTTGCCTACCAGCAGATCATCAAAGGTTTGCCGGCGGTAGATTTCATGCGCTCACAGTTACTTTTTAAGCCGCGCAATCTCCGCACGCACAAGTTTTTCGGATACTCGCCAGTTGAGCAGATCATCATGACCATCAATATTGGTCTGCGTCGGCAAATCCATCTGCTGAACTATTACACGGAAGGCAACATACCGGAAGCCATCGCACAAACCCCGGCATCATGGGGTGCTGATCAGATCAAGGAATTTCAGGATTGGTTTGACGCTTCGCTTTCCGGCAACCTTGCCCAGCGCCGGAAGATTACGTTTATCCCAGAGGCCGGCGAATTTACGTTTACCCGCGCCCCGGAGTTGAAAGACCCGCTGGACGAATGGCTAGCGAGAATTGTTTGCTATGGCTTCAGCTTGAGCCCACAACCGTTTATTACGCAGATGAACCGGGCAACGGCTGAGACTTCAGTTGAGCAGGCAGCGGCAGAAGGCTTATCGCCAATCATGCTGTGGTTTGAAGACGCGGTCAACACGCTGGTGCTGCGGTATTTTGGCTGGAATGACATTGAGTTTTCCTTTGTTGCCGCGAAGGACGAAAACCCGGTAGAGCAGGCTGAGATTATCGACAAATATCTCCGCAACGGTTCCATGACGATTGACCAGGCCGCAGATACGCTGGGCTATGAACCTTTGCCAAACGGCACAGGGGCGCGCAACATGATTTACACAGCAATGGGCGCTGTTCCGGTGGATAAGGTGATTGAGAATGCCGACAATCCACCAGAACCGCCAACCGTGCAGCAAGTCGGCCCGGACGGTAAGCCAATAGCGCCGCATGAAGATCACGAAGACGGCAAGCCACCAGCCAAGCCACCGAAAAAGAAATATGCGCGCAAGGCGTTTCGTGGGTACACGGAGCCACGCGGTCAATGAAGATGAGCAAGCTCAAAAGATTGCTTTTCTCCTGCTTACCTACGCGCCTGAGGGTGTTCCCTGACGGATGGAAGTTTTACATCGACGGCAACGACCGCCTATCGTGCCTCAACACAAAGCAATGGAGTGGATGGCACTTTGCGGAATGGGGTGAGTGGTGGGATCGCGTTAAGAGATATTCATTGAGAGCGCAATCGTGAAGCCGGTCAGCGTCCATCCCGTCAGTGACCTATCAAAAGAACAGCGTAAGTCCGTCAGCAACATCACGGCTTACCTGACGAAGTTCTTTGCAGAGCAGGGCAAAAAGATTGCGGCACAGGTATCGAAGGCTTACGAATCGGCCACAAAGAAGGCCGACGATCCCGAAGCGAAAGCCAAGCTTATTGTAGATTCGACTGACATGGAAGCATGGGACATCATCTCAGAAGAGTTGGCAGATGATCTGGGCGGGGCATACGAGCAGACGGCGCAAGTGATTCTGGGCAAGCTGGGCATCACGGATCAAGACGTATTTGATCTGGTTAATGAGGACTCAGTAAAGTATGCTGCTGAATCCGGCGCGGAACTGGTAACCGGCATCACAGAAACCACACGGGAACGCTTGCAAGTGCTGGTGCGCGATGCCATCCAAAACGCGGACGGCGTTAACGAATTAAAATCAGCCATTGAAGACAGTGAGGCTTTTTCGGCTGATCGCGCGGAGATGATAGCGCGGACTGAGATTGGCAACGCTCACATGGCCGGGGCACTCGAAGGTGCAAAAGCATCTGGCCTTGATCTGGTAAAATCAGTAGTTCGCGGCTCAGAAGATAATGATTGTGACATTTGCGGCGACAATGAAGATGATGGAGAAATCGGACTGGATGAGGACTTTTCCAGCGGCGACGATGCTCCTCTATTCCATCCTAACTGCGCCTGTACCCTTGTATTTTCCGTCAGCAAGGATAGTTCTGATTGATGGAGTCTTATCGTTTTTTAATTCGTCAATCAGTGCGTACATATTGCGGAGAATTGCTGGCCAGTGTTTGTGGCGCTGCTTCACTAGCCAGATGATGATAATGTGCCAACCGTCTTTGAGTAGGCATTCACTACGGCGCTTGAATCGCTGCGCATGTCGCCCGGTTCCGTGCCAGTTGCCGCCGAATACTTCAATGGCGACCTTGCCTTCAACGGCAAAATCAATATTGAACGGCCCGCAAGCTTTTTGGAAAGAGTGCTCAAGCGTGGAAAGCTTTAAGCTTCTCGCCAGATGTTTTTCTTGGTCACTGAAGGCAGTAGGCCATTTTTCGCGAGTGAGTGCGCGTTTGCATAGTTCATCCATCGACCGTTTTTGGCCGCGAACTTTATCATGCGCAGCTTTAACATAGTGTGCCTTTTCTTTTGGCGTTACCGATTTCCACATGTTCTTGCGCGCATCAGAGTGTGAGCGTACAGTTAGTCCGAGGCGAAGGAAATTTCTGCGTATGGTCAAGTTGGCCAGTCCGGTTTTATTGGCGAGTTCAGTGCTGCTGGCACCAGCCATATATTCGCGATGCAACTCTTTAACTTGTTCGTCCGTTAGCGATCTTGGCATTGTACCCTCAATTGCGAGTATACCATAAATGCAAAAGGCACTCTGTAACGCCACAGCGGAAGACGAAAACGCAGATCATATGCACATCTGCAACCAGGATTCAGGCCACAAAGGCCCATCACACTTTTGTAAATGCGGAGTGATTTTCTTATCAGTGAAGCAGAGTGAGATTGACCGCGAGTTAAAGAAAACCGTTCAATAAATAATCAAAAGTTTAAAGCGTAAGGCAGCTCTTGAATGGGCTGCCTTTTCTGTTGCACCAACCAAAATGACAATTGCTCACAGCACCATTACCGTCACAGATGCCGACGGGGTAACAGTCGTTCCCGTTGACAACGTTGACGTAAGTGGCAATAAGCGCCAAGCCACCGTAATTGGCGGCCCTCAGACCACGGATGCTGAGGCGATTGCAGCAGTACAGGCAGCGCAGCCGGCCGGAACGGAAATGGGCCTGGTTGTGCGCGAGGCGCAAAAAGGCCAGCAGACATCGGCAAACTCTCAGCCGGTTGTCCTTGCCTCAGATCAAAGCGCTATTCCGGTAACGGGATCTCTGGCACTCTCGGGATCTGTTGCGGTTTCAAACTTTCCCACTACTCAGCCCGTGAGTGGCAACGTGGCTGTTTCCAATTTCCCGACAACGCAACCTGTATCGGGTACAGTGACGGCCAACGCTGGCACTGGGACGATGGCTGTTAGCGCGTCAGCTCTGCCTCTCCCGTCCGGTGCCGCTACGGCAGCAAAGCAGCCAGCCATAGGAACAGCAGGAACGCCCAGCGCGGATGTAATAAGCATTCAGGGCGAAGCGGGAATGACACCGCTCAAGGTGGACGGATCGGCAGTCACTCAGCCGGTGTCAGGAACGGTTGCTGTAAATAATTTCCCAGGCACGCAGCCGGTCAGCGGGACAGTCACCGCAAACATTGGAACATCAGGGAGCTTGGCGCTAGATGCTTCTCTGGCATCAGTCAAGGTTGTAGGTGGAGGCACAGAAGCCACCGCGCAGCGCGTCACAATTGCAAGTGATTCAACCGGCGTTATCAGCGTCGATGACAATAGCGGATCGCTCACTGTTGACGGAACTGTAACCGCGAATGCAGGAACAGGGACCTTTGCAGTAAGCGCGGCCTCATTACCATTACCAACCGGGGCGGCGAGCTCGGCAAATCAATCCACAGTTAAAGCGGCTTCAACGGCGGCGGCCTCAACAGATACAAGTTCAGTAATCCAGATTTCACCAAATCAGCCGGCGCTTACCACTCCGCTTAACATGCAGGGCGCGAAAACTAACAATAATGCAGCGCCCGGCTCCACAAACTTTGGAACGCTGCCAGCCGTCGCAAATGCTGCTCCGCAGAGTTTGACGGAAGGCGACCAGCAAGCAGTTTCAATGGATCTTGCGGGAAATCTCCGCATCTATGGCCATCCGCCCAATGTTCTGGGCGCTTACATGGTGAACGGACGAACCAGTACATATGCCGGGTTGAGCGCCGGAACGCCGCTGTTTTCTTTTCGATGGGCAGACGCAACCCGCTTGGCTGTCATTATGCGCGTGCGTGTCATGGTGGCCACCACTGTAACGTCAACCACCAATTCGGGGCAGGTTGAACGTGAACTAATTGTCGCCCGTGCTTTTACCGCCTCAGATACAGGTGGCACTGCGGTTACGCTCACTGGCAACAATCAAAAAATGCGCACGTCCCAGGGCACCAGCCTTGTAACAGATATGCGCTTCGGCACCACAATCACAGCCGGTACGCGAACGCTTGATGCCAACCCGATTGCCAGCGCAGTAGCATGGCTTGGCCCTAACTTTACTGGTGTGGATATTGGCGGGGCAGGATCTTCTGCAACTGCCGCCGGATGGGTATGTGTAGGCGGAAACTGGATTGATTTGCTCAACGCCACCAACGGGCAAACTTATCCTCTGGTGCTTGCACAGAATGAAGGCTTTATTGTTCGCGTCGGAAAAGACACGATGCCAACAGGGTTTACCCAGCAGACCTACCTTGAGGTTGATTGGAGTGAGGTCAACGCTTACTAATGTTGCTCGACCTTCTATCGGCTAAAGGAAAATCTGCACCGCCTACGCCACCTGTGATTACCGCAGCCAAGGCAGGCGGCGAGCTGGCCATCAAGGAAGCACTTATAAAACTTTGGGGATTAGATCCCTGGTGAGGTTAAATCAAATGTCAAAAGCTCTTTCGATGTTCGTACAAATTGCCAAGCGCGATGATGCCAAGCGCGAGGTATCCGGCATTGCCACGGCAGAAGTCATCGACAAAGAAGGCGAGATTTTTGATTACGCCTCTTCCGTCCCTTACTTCAAAAACTGGAGTGATGAAATCTCCAAGGCCACTGACGGAAAGTCTCTTGGCAATATCCGCGAGATGCATGAGCCGTCAGCCGTGGGCAAACTAACGGATATCACTTTCGATGACGACCTCAAACAGATTCAGGTTGTGGCAAAGATCGTGGATGAGGCCGCATGGCAAAAATGCTTGCAGGGCGTGTACACCGGTTTCTCTATTGGTGGCTCATACGTGAAAGCGTGGAAGGATGGCGAGGCCATCAGGTTCACTGCAAAACCAGTGGAGATTTCCGTGGTCGATAACCCCTGCGTTCCAACTGCGCACTTTACCGCAGTCAAGCTGGACGGCTCAATCGAGATTTGCAAATTTGCACCGCGCGAACTCAAGAAAGACATGTACTCAGTTTCGAGCCTAGCGTCTCTCTTGCAATCAGCCGTTTACTTACAAATGGATGCCACGTATGAAGCGGAATACGAGGCAGACGATTCCAAAATTCCCGAAGACCTGAAAACTTGGGTCAAGCTGGGCGCGGACATTCTGGCGCGCATGACCGAGGAAGAATTGAACGAACTGACCGCGCGCATGAAAGCAGCTACAGACAAAATTGGTAAAAAACATGGCGCTGAACGCGTTGGCATAGATTTGATATCGTTCGGCCCTTTTGAAAAGGTCGGCGCAAAGCATTCTGCTGAAACCAAGGCCCACCACGCGGCGATTGCAAAGTGTATGGGCACAATCAGCAGAGCCGCTGCAACAGCTCAGAACCATTGCGATGCACTGATGGGCAAAGACATGGATTCAGCGGCGATGCCATCAGCAACAAAAGCAACTGTTGCCAATAACGATATAGTCATTGAGCCTGGCCCACTGCTAACAAAGTTCCAGAAGGATTGGCAGCCTGAATTTCCATGCGAAGTTATCGATACATCCTCTGCCCACCAACGCGGCGTCATCAGCCAAGCGACTTATCAAAAAGCGCTAAAGAGTGGCGTCACGGTATTTGAAATTAGAGCAGCACTGCCAAATGATGTTAAGGCAGAACTAGCCAAACAAGTTCCGGCTGATGTTGAGCCGAAAATCGAAACAACGGAGAGCAACATGAATGAAACTCAAGTAAAGCAATTGGAAAAGGCAGCCGCCGATTCCGCTTCCACGCTCTCGAAATTCGCGGAAGTGGAAAAGACGGTCACTGCGGTGCAAGCGTCAATGACCGAGTTGAAAGCCGAAACCGAAAAAAACAACGGCGAAATCGGTAAAACGCTGGGCAACATCCTGAAGCTTTTGGAAACGCTGGCACCCAAGGCAGACAGCTCAGAGCAGCGTGTGGCACGCACTGACCTGAATCCAACCGTTTTCAAGCGCGATGACACTGTGGTCAACAAAGAGGCCGAGGCGAAAGACGCGCATACGGCCATGAAAACCGCCTTGCAGACTCCGCAGAACCCGCGCCAGTACGCTTAAGATCGAAACCCCACAAATAAACCATTAACCAATATTTTTCTCCGGGCTGAGAAGGATACGCACCACCATGTTTGGCGACCTCACACAACAGACAGAAGAATTGCTCAAACGGTCACTGGCAAAGACCACCATTACCCAGACCACACCTGGCAACGCCTTTAATGCCTTCGATCTTCGCGGCCCGGCATTGCAGCTTTACCCCGTTCTCACGCCACTGCGCAATAAACTTTCGCGCGTGCTGAGTGACCGTGGCGACACGGCAACCCGCTGGAAAGCAGTCACCGGCGTTAACACAACCAATCTTGATATCGGCGTGGCTGGCGGACGGCGCTCCGCTGAAGTCCAGATCACTGAGGCAGATTTTCTGGCTGCATACGCAGGAATCGGCCTTGAAGGTTCAATCGACTGGGAGGCCGTTTGGTCTGGCGGTCAGGAGTTCGATAATAAGGCGACTCTTTCAACTTCGCTGCTGCGCTCTGTAATGATTGGCGAGGAAGGCATCATTCTGAACGGCAATGCTTCTGTTGCTTTCGGAACCTGCCCCACTCCCGTTGCCACCCTTCTTACCAGTCAGGGCGCTCTTACCGCACAGGCAACTCAGGTGTGGTGCGTAGCCTTGACCGCGCGCGGGTTCCTCAACGCAACTGTTGCTGGTGGCGTACCAGGTTCCGTGACGCGCGCCAACATTGATGGCACCAGCTTGACCTATGGCGGCGGTTCATCTCAGGTAAGCGCTGGCTCAAACGCCGTAACCACCACGGGCTCAAACCTTGGCGTGTCTGCTACTGTCGCCTCTGTTCCCGGCGCTGTGGCTTATGCGTGGTATATCGGCAATGCCGCCGGTACAGCATTGCTTCACTCCATCACCACGGTCAACACTCAGACTTTCTTGGCCAACCCAACTGGATCACAGGCCGCAAACGCTGCTGCCATCTCCAGCGATCACTCCACCAATAACACCATCTTTGATGGATTCGCCAGCCAGGCTGCAAAGTCCGGCTCCGGCGCTTACATCAAATCGCTGGATGGCGCTGCGCTCACGTCAGATGGCGCAAACGGAGTTAAGGAAATTGACGCTGCGCTGCAATCCTTCTGGGATCTCAAACGCCTCAGCCCAACCGATATCTGGGTGAACTCGCAGGAAGCCCAGAACATCAATAAGAAGATTGTCAACAATGGCGGCGTTCCCCTGTTCCGCTTTGTGCAGGAAATCGGCGGCAACGGGCCTACTCCGCAAATCATGGGCGGCACCTCCACTGCCAAATACTGGAACAAGTACACCCAGCAGTACTTGAGCCTCAACATCCATCCCAACCAGGTTGCCGGAACAATCCTCTTCACCACGGATGAGATTCCTTACCCGCTGTCTGGCGTGGATAAGGTGAATTACATCCAGTGCCGGCGCGATTATTACCAGATCGAATGGCCCATCGTCTCACGCCAGTACGTCTATGGCGTGTATGCCGATGAAGTCCTGGTCTGCCGCGCGCCGTTTGCCTGCGGATTGATCCAAAACGTACTTAACGGGTAAGTCTTCAGCAGCTTTCCAGCCCGGAGACTGCTGAATCGCGGGGCTGCAATGTCCCTCCTTCATTGCGCCCCGCATGTTTATTTTGATCCCTCAACATACCGGAAAGGTTGACCGATGGCCACTGGTCCTGATGATTTCTGTACAGTTGCGGACTTACAAGCATGGCTTCCCGGCCTGACTAATACGGATGCTGCGCTTCAGGGCTTGATTACCAACGGCAGTGCGCAGATTCTGCAATACCTGAGCCGCGCTCACATTCTGGCCGACGCTATTGGCGATCTGACTGAAACCTATGACGGTAATGGCGCGGACCGGCTGTTGCCTCACTTTTATCCGATTATCTCTGTAACCGCCGTCTCTGTTGATGGCGCATCGTTACCCGTTTCGTCTGCTCCTTTTGTGCCAGGATTTCTTTTTGATAAGCGCCGTGTCATGTTGCGCGGCTTCCGCTTTAATCGCGGCCTGCAAAACATTGTCCTGACTTACACGGCTGGCTACACATCTGTACCGCTGGACTTGAAGCAGGCGGCCATCGAATCGTTTGCTCTGGCCTATCGCCAGCGCGGTCACATTGGCGAGAAATCAAATTCTATGGGCGGACAGGTAACGGTGAGTTTCGATATGAGCGATGTACCAAAGCGAAGCCTGAATGTCTTTAACCAGTATCGGAGATTGGCTCTGTGAGCGGCGTAACCTTCTCCATCGTTCAGCAGAGCGATCAGAAAGTAGTGCTCTATCTCTCAGCTATTTCTCCGCGCATATTCGCCAACATAAAGCAGGCTCTCAAGCTATGGGGCTACAAGGGCGCAAATATCAGCGTTACGAAATACTTTGCTGCTGGACAATCGGTAAAAAAAGGCGCACGCAATACCGGCAGCATTTTGTTTTCTCGAACTGGCACACTCACGCGTTCAATCACGGCATCCGTTGCGCCGGGCTATTCCGAAACTGAAACCACAGCAACTCAGATTTGGGGCGCTGCTACTCCTTACGCGCGGATTCAAGAATATGGCGGCTATGCAGGACGAAACCACGCTGCCTACATCCCGCCACGGCCTTACCTTGGGCCAGCACTGAACGATGTACGGCCTGACCTCATGGCAGCGATTCAGGAAGCAGTAGACAAGGCCATAGCAGCATAGGCAGGGAGACACGGAATGATTGGTTTTATTCAGCAGCCGCAGAGACGGCCAATTCGCGGCGAGTGTGGACAGGTTGTCGCATACCTTGCGCAACGTCAGAACAAAACGGTGATCCTCTCGCCAACTGGTGAGCTTGTCGCAAACGTATTGCGCTGGAAGCGCGATCCTGTTTACAGAACAGGGCTAACCGGCGGAACTTTCGCGCCGAACGTGTACATGTAAATGATCGTTCCCCGCGAAACACTTTATGCCGCATTGTTCACGCAATGGCAGACCGCACTTGGCTCCGCTGTAAAAACCAGCAGCCGCCACTGGTTGCCACCGGATCAGGTTGCGCCACCAGACCGGCCCGCGCTCTTTCAGGTACAGACCGGTGAAGTCAGCACAACCACACAAAAGATTGCTGGGCTGCCCGTCAAGTGGGATGCCAAGGTTGATTTGGTTCTCTACACAACGGGCTCAACAGATCCCGGCGTGGTGCCGTCCACTGAATTAAACGCCTTGCTTGATGCGGTAGAGAATGCACTGCCTAACGTCTCTCGCGGCATTGCGCAGACGCTCGGCGGCAAGGTTTACACCGCGCGCATTGATGGCAAGGTAGAAATCGTGGAAAACGTTGCCGGCGCAATGGCAATGGCTGTAATACCAGTGATTTTGGTTCAAGGTTCTTAAATTCTAGTTCAGGAGAAACATCATGTTTGAGTTTGGCTCAGGTTCACTCTTTGGATTTCCGGTCAGTGGCAACACAGCTGCCAATCCAACGCCCATTAAATTTGGCACCTTGCAGGATGTTTCACTGGACATCTCAGGCGACATCAAGGAACTGTATGGCCAGAAGCAGTTTCCAGAGGCTGTTGCTCGCGGCAAAATCAAACTCACCGGAAAAGCAAAGTTCGCACGCATCAATGGGAAGATGCTCAATGATCTGTTCTTTGGACAGACCATGGGCACCGGCATGAAGGCCACGGCAGTTGACGAGTTGCATACTGTTGCCACATCAGTCACCATCACGCCGCCCAGCTCTGGCGTATTTGTGAATGATTCTCGCGGAGATCAGGGCGTGATTTACCAGGCTACCGGTATCCCACTAGTTAAGGTGGCTTCAGCGCCAGCCGTAGGTCAGTATTCAGTAGCCACGTCAACCGGTATTTACACCTTTAACGCAACCGATGTAGGCACGGCGGTACTGATCAGTTACATGTACACGCTTTCGGCTGCCGGGACTCAGTTGAATATTACAAATCAATTCATGGGCTTCGCTCCCACGTTTCAGGCGCTTCTGACCACGAATTACAACTTGCAACAGATGAACGTGCTGTTGTATCAGGCAGTGGCTTCCAAGCTTTCGATTGCCACCAAGCAGGAAGACTTCATTATTCCCGAATTTGATTTTTCCTGTTTCGCCAATGCTGGCGGCCAGGTTATCGACATCTACTCGAACGAATAATTCCACTTCACAAAATTCAAGGAGGCAATAAAATGAAGAAACAGCAAACCGTCAAAACTTCTATGGGCGACCTTACCTTTACATCGCTCAATCTGGGCGAACTCCGACAACTCGACGCGCTCTTTAAAGAAACTCCACCAGATGAGAATATGGGCGTTGGCGCAATCCTCAAATATTTGCCAATAGTCCTTTGCAGTGTTCGCAAGGTTCATCAGGACATGACATCAGAGCAGCTTGAAAACGGCATTGACAGTGAAGATTTTACTGCATGCTTCGGGGCGATTATTGAAATTTCTGGGATCAAAAAGGCCACGCCGGGGGAAGCACCAGCGGCGACGGCATAGAGTTTTCTTTCCTCTATGGCCACCTCGCCGCCTCATTTCATTACACGCCCAGAGAGGTAGACGCGCTCACTCTCTGGGATGTAAACGAACTGATGGAGTATCTTGCCGATCACCCGCCTGCACATATCATTCTCGCGGCGGTCCACATGAAGCCGCAACGCAGTAAAAAAAGAAAATCAATTGAACAGCCCAACATGGCAGATGAACTCCGCAGTGAAGTCATGGCCCTTGGCGGCTCAGTGCGCGGACCGTTGCCAGCAGTGTACAGAGACAAATAAAAATGCCAGATAATCTGATACAAGTCGGAGCGGTTTTTGACGGTTCACAATTAAAAACCGCGATGGACGCGGCAGCGGCAGCTACCGAAAAGGCCCTTGCGGACATAACTGGTGCTTTTGCAAAGTTGCAAGCCGATACGTCTGCCCAGATTTCCGCGCTAGAAGTGCGACTTGCTGAACTTGAAGATTCCACGCGTGCCCATGTTGGCCGCTCTAGCGAGGCCGTAGGGGGCTTAAAGCTGGCATTTGAAGACACTGGCATTGCCGTCAACCGTCATGTTGCGCGCTGGCTGGCTGAATTGCCTTTACTTGGCGCTGCATTCTCTCTTGCTTTTCCTGTTGTGGCCATCATCTCTTTTGCTGATTCCATCTTTAAGGCCGGGGAAAAGATGGATTCACACAGCGAGAAGATGGCTAAGGCCGTTCGTGAAAGCCTCGACCTCTCCCTCTCGTTCGATAAACAAGCTGAATCTGTACAGATCAGTAATCTCAAACTGCAGGATCATATCAGCACCCTGGAGCGCAAACCAGCCCAGAATGGCGTTGCAATTGCCGCGATGGAAGGCAAGCGTGCCGTAGAAGAGCTGATCAAGTCATTTCAGGATGCCATTGGAAAAGAAAACGAACTCCTTACCAGTCAGGAGCAGGGGCTTTTTAATAAGCTGCTGTTTGGCGATTCTGGAATCAATGACATCCTCAGCAAGGTAAAAGAGTATCAGGGGCAGGTCGATGAAACCTTGACCAAACTTCGTCTTGCGCAGGCGCAGAACAATAAAGGACAGACTGCGGAATTTCAGGCTGAACTGAATACGCAGGTGGCAGCTTACCAGAAATATTTGAATGACCAGATTGCTGCCAATACCAAAACACAGCAGACAAAGGCCAGCGCGATCCAAGGGTTTATTGATGCGGACAAAAACGCTGCGAAGCAAACGTCCTATCTAAAGGAGGAAGAAAAGGGGCTAGAAGCCCAGCTCAAGAACGTAAATAACGAATACGACAAGCGAGATCAAACGCTTCGCAGCCTTCAGATCATGCTGACCAATTTCGGCAAAACTCAAGCCGAACTTGCTAAGCATTCCGATTTACTGGGCGCGGAATCAGCAGCGGAACAACTGCGCAAACTGCAGGACGTTCTAGGCCAGGCTGGTCAGGCCATCCGCAAGGAAGCTGAATCCGGAGAGAAGGCCCAGACGGAAGCGGCGGACCGTGCCAGCAAAGAAGCAATTGCCGACATCGAGAAACAGAACCAAGCCGCGCTCAAAGGCAGCGAAAAACAGCTTGAGGCGTGGGACGAAAGTTATAAGGGGCAGATTGCTACCGCCAAAACAAATAGCGATATTCAGATTCAGTTAATCGAGCAACGCTTTGAAAGGGGCCAGATCACCCAGCAGCAGGAAGTTAAATTGATTGCTGGTGCCAAAGAAACAGAACTGGCTATAGAAAGAAGTTATCAGCAGTTGCGTTTTGCGCTCTGGGATGGCGACGTAAAGAAGAAGGCTGAAATTCAGGCGCAGATTGACAAGATAGTTGCCCAGGGGAATCTGGTCGCGACCAAGTCTGTAACGGATCAGACAAAGGCAACGCAGGCCCAGTATCAAAAAATGGTGCAGGGCATCTCTTCTGAGTTCAGCACCTTTGCCACTGGAATTTTGCAAGGGACTGAAACCATGGGGCAGGCGTGGGCAAAAATGGCTGACAACATGGCCGCTAAATTTATCGCATCGCTGGCGCGCCAGTTGGTTGAGATGATTGCGCATGCAGCCACAAAAGAGGCTGTGGATGCTGCGTACTATGCAAAAAGCGGCATGCGTGCCGCCTATGATGCAGCCAAGAAATCCTTCGATTGGGCATCGCAATATGTTGGCCCTGTCCTGGCCGCTCCCATCGCAGCTGCCGCCTTCATCGCTGTTGAGTCTATGGGCTCTTACGACGTTGGCACCAACTACGTTCCCCAGGATGGACTTGCCTATCTTCACAAAGGTGAAACGGTGATTCCAGCCAGTAAACAGGGCGCAGCTTACAGCGGGTCAGGAGGCGGAATAACCGTAGTTGTTCACCACAATGTTCAGGCTATGGATGCAGCTTCTTTCGAAAGTGTGATTGATCGGCACAGCAATATGCTGGGGAATAAGGTGGCAAAGGTGCTCAAGAAAAAAGGCTTTGGCCAGTGAGCAATATTCTCTTCCCCAAAATTCGTGGCCTGGGATGGGAAGTGGTTAAGAATCCTACGCTCTCAACCGATATTCAAATCTCGCTTGCCGGACGCGAGGTGAGAATCCAGAACTTTCAGAATCCCATCTGGGAATTTACTCTCACTTACGAATACCTTTTAAATGATCCCCGGTTTCGAGATGATACAGGCTCTACTCCACTGGAGCAGCTTGTCGGCTTTTTCCTTTCGCGCGGTGGACAGTTTGATGATTTCCTTTTGAATGAAAGCGACCTCACGCAACGCTTAGAGGACTCTGTTTTTTCAGGCCAGCCGATAGGGATAGGCGACGGCGTTACGCTCAACTTTCAACTTGTTCGTAACTTCGGCGGCTTTCTGGAAGCATGCCAGAATCCAGCGGGCGTAACGGTCTATGTGGCAGGGGTAAAGAAAACTCCAACCACGGATTACACCGTTTCTCTGGGGCTCGTTACCTTCACCGTGGCACCAGCTTTGAACGCAGCCATCACAGCAGATTTTACTTTTCTGCATCGTGTCCGCTTCGATCTGGGCACAGCCCGCAGCAACTCTTCAGCCTCCAGCGGGACGCGTGAAGGAATTGAGTTTTCCAACTTCTATTACCAGCTTTATGAGTGCAAAGAAGTGCAGCTAATCAGCGTGAGGAAATAAATTGAAGACCCCCACCAACATCGGCGGCAACAACCTGATCACGTTCCTCGCCAACAATACTGAGTTCCGCATGGCTGACCTTTACACCATCACTCTGGTTGGCGGAACGGTGCTCAGATACACCACATGGGACACTACGCTTACCGTGCTGGGCAATAAGTTCCTGACCGGGCCTCCGGACATCTCACGCACTGCCATTGAAGAGCAGATCGGTATGGATGTTTCCACCATTGAAGTTACGATTCTGGCCAGCCTCTCTGATCTTCTGAACGGCGTTCCCATACTTCAGGCCATCGGGCTTGGGCTATTTGATGGCGCTGCCTTCAAGGTTGAGCGGCTCTTCATGGATGCAACCGGCGTGCAGATCGGTACGGTGATCCGCTTCTCTGGCTTCGTCGGGCCAGTGGATGAATTGAGCAGGAGCTATGCCAAGATCACAGTGAACTCCGGTACTGAACTTCTGACGATGCAGTTGCCGCAAATCATTCTTCAGCCGGGCTGCACAAACACTCTCTTTGATGCGCGCTGTAGATTGAGCAAAGCAGCTTTCGCGGAAGCGAACACGGTACAAGCTGGAAGCACGGTCAACAAACTGATTTCACTCTCTGCCAAAGCCGATGACTATTACGATAACGGCCAGCTTGTTTTTACCACCGGCGCAAATGCCGGACTGGTAAAAGCCGTCAAGCAATATCTGGGGCAGCAGTTCACTTTCAATTCTCCGCTGCCGTTCACACCCAGTGCTGGCGACTTGTTCACGGCTTATCCAGGTTGCGACAAAACACAGGCCACCTGCACGAACAAGTTTTCCAATCTGGTGAACTTTGAGGGCTTCCCGTACATACCTGTTCCGGAGACGGCAATCTGACAGCCGATAAGCGCGCGCAAGTGGTCAAGGCAGCAAAAGAGTGGTTGCGCACGCCCTACCACCACATGGGCAAAGTAAAAGGCTGTGGCGTGGATTGCGCCATGTTTCCGCTGGCCGTGTATCAGGAGTGCGGCATTCTTCCGGCTGATTTCGTGCCGCCGGATTATTCCATGCAATGGCACCTGCACCATTCTGAAGAAAAGTATCTTCAGACGATTGAACCTTTTTGTGTTGAGAAAACAGAATCGCCACTGCCCGGTGATTTCATTGTCTTCAAATTCGGGCGCGCATTTTCTCACGGCGCAATCGTGGTGGACTGGCCAATCATTATTCACAGCTACATCCCGCACGGAGTTCTGCTGGGCGACGCGCTCCGAGACGGCGAATTGATTGGCAGGGAAATGAAATTTTTTGAGGTGAAAAGTGGAACAACTGCTTAACAGAATCGACCAGTTCGAAAAAGAGATGTCTGAAGTCCATGCCAATCAAGGTTTTGGCTGGGCCAAGGCATTCATGGAAATGTCGGAAATGATGCGCGAACTTGCAACTCAGGTCGCCACCATGCCCAATTCCAAACCAGCAGGTAAGAAACAGGAAAAGGAAGGATAAATGATGAGCGAGGTTCGCAAACCAGAAGCAGGCGACACTGTAAACATCATATTGCCCAATCGCACCATTACAGCGGAAGTGGTAGGCGATTCCCCGCAAGCCGATCTGCACAGCCCATACGCACCCGCCGTGATTGTGAAGGTGGATGATGTTCTGAACACGTTCTCTCACAAATCCAGGTCTGGCGCTCCGTCTTATTGGGAGTGGCCGGCGGATTCAACCGTAAAGGATTACCTGAAATAAATGGGAATGACTGGCGGGAAAGGCGGGGGCAAGAATGCTCTCGCCTCAACTCCCAATATTTTAAAGGCGCTGAATGTTCAGACCAGCTCGTATGGTCAAGGAATGCCTATTGGCTATGGCCAGTTCCGCATTGCTGCGCGGCTGCTCTGGGCTGGTGATTTCACCTCCATCCCGCACACCAGCACAACCAAAGTGGGCGGCAAGGGCTTGGGCTCGGGCGGCGGCAATGCCATCTCAAACACCACGTACACCTATCAGACTGCTGTGGCCATGGGCCTGTGTGTTGGGCAAATCGTCAACATCGGCAACGTGTGGGACACCAAGGGCAAACTGACGCTCATTTCCACTACGCAGACATTTACCGTGCCTGGTCCGGGGGGCTCGACCACCATTGCGCCACCGGGTACGGGAATCTTCAAGTTGCATACCGGCATTGGACGGCTGGACGCTTTCAGTTTCAGTCAGAATGATTTTGGCTCTGACGGCTCAAAAAGCTTCATCGGCAATCAGCAAACCCGCATGGCGCTGGTTGGAAGCTCTCCCGGCGCGGGGCAGTATACACAATCGGGCGCAACGTTTACTTTCTCTGCTGCTGATGCCGGAAAGCAGATGACGATAAGTTACGTTTATTCCGTTCCTGATTCCAACTCTAACGGCGATCCGGTAAGCAAATTGAGCCTGACGCTCTTTACTGGCTCACGTCCACAGACGCCATGGTCTTATCTCACCTCGGCGCATCCCGGTCAGGATCTTGGCTATAACGGAATAGCTTACGTTGCCGCTTCTGCGATGGATTTAGGCGAATCAGGCACGCTACCAAATCTTAGCTTTGAAGTTTTAGGATTGCTTCCGTTTGGCGCCGGAATTACCGACGCGGAACCATCGGCCATAGTTGCTGATCTGCTGGCCAATCCGTTCTATGCCATGGGTGGCGTAATCACTCCCGGCGACCTCACGCAATACCGCAACTTCTGTACAGCAAACGGGCTGTTTATGTCGCCCGTGCTTGATTCTCAGCAAGCCGCGAGTGCATGGATACAGAGCATTCTTGACGTTACCAATGCGGCGGCAGTGTGGAGTGAAGGCGTTCTAAAGATCATTCCTTATGCGGACACAACTGCCGTGGGCAACGGCGCAACATTCATTCCCAATACCACGCCCATTTATGATCTGACCACCTCTGATCTGCTAACCCAGGTGTTGATTAAGCGGCCATCCGTGGCAGACGTAATGAACGATGTGAGTATTGAGTTCTCTAATCGCGCGCTCGATTACAACCCGGACATTGCCGAAGATAAAGATGATGCCATGATTGCGCAATATGGGCTGAGAAAAGCCGACCCCATAACGGCGCATCAGATCACCACTGCCGCAGTGGCAAAATTCGCGGCCAACCTCATTCGCAAGCGCAATGTTGAAATCAGGGCAACCTACACGTTCACTCTGGGCTGGCAATTTAACCTGCTTGAGCCGATGGACCTGGTAACGCTGACCATTCCAGAACTGGGCTACAACAAAAAGCCGGTGCGCATCACAGCCATGCGCGAAGACGATTCCGGACAGATTGAAATTGATGCGGAAGATTTCCCGTGGGGCACTGCTACCCCGACGCTTTACCCGCATCAGACAGGCGCTGGATTCGTCACCCAAGCCAATTCTGATCCGGGCTCTATTTCAACGCCCGTTATCTTTGAGGCGAATGATCGGCTCTCACTCACTGGCAACTATGAGGTATGGATTGGCGCATGCGGGCCCACCGTGGCCATTACGGCGGCTTCCAATGCCACGCCTATCCAGATCACGGCGGCAGGCCACGGCTATAAGAACGGCCAAAAAGTGACGATTGCCGCGGTTGGCGGGAATACCGCGGCAAACGGTAACTGGACGGTTACAGCGGTAGATTCCAGCAACTTTACGCTGAATAATTCCGTGGGCTCAGGCGCTTACACCTCGGGCGGCGTGGCCGTCAATGCGGACTGGGGCGGTTGCTCGGTTTGGGTTTCTCCGGACGGAACCAACTATGTGAAGGTTGGCACAATATACGGCCCTTCGCGTATGGGAGCGCTTACAGCGCAGCTTGTCTCTTCCGCTGACCCTGATACCACTCACACGTTGGCAGTAGACGTTACTCAATCTCTGGGCACCCTGGCGGGCGGCCTGGCAGCCGACGCGGACAACTTTAGAACCATCTGCTTTGTTGATGGAGAATTAGTCAGCTTCCAGACAGCCAGCCTGACTAGTTCTTTTCATTACAACCTGGGAACTCGGTTGCGCAGAGGCGTTTTTGGCGCGCCGATTACCACTCATAACATCGGCGCTCAATTCCTTCGTTTGGACGACGGCGTTTTCGTCTGGGAAGCTGATCCTACTTTGGTAGGAACCACCATCTCTTTCAAGTTCACAAGTTTTAATACTTTTGGGCTGATGGAACAATCTTTAGCCAATGCCACGCCGTACAGCTTCGGATTCAATGGGACCTTTGGAAACATCGGCGATCCGCCGGCGAACAATGCCACCGTGGATTCAGTCTTTGTATCAGGTTCGGCGGATAGCATCCGGGTTTATGGCGCTTCGGTGGGAGCTTCATACACCGCATGGAAAAGGGATCAGACCACGCGCACGATTCCAGCGCAGACCATCACGGTAGTTGAAGAGACTGGCGCCGCCCCGCAAGTTTCAACTACCTATTGGGTTTCGTATGACTTTGACCAAAGCACTCACCGTGCTTGGTTGCAATACAACAATTACGTTCAAGCTGTGGGTCGCGGCCAGATGCGCTTAAGCATCGTTACCACAGTCAATTCCAGTGGTACAGGTGGCACCGGCGGCGGTCAGGGCGGCGGCGTAGGTGGCGGCTCAGGCGCTCCGGGGCGTCCGCTGCCGGGCATGTAATTTTTCAGGGAGAAAACATTGAAAAAACTTCTAGTATTCGTCGCATTCGTGTGTCTGTCTATCGGCGCGCGCGGCCAGAATTTGACCACGGTTTCAGGCTCAAACATCACTGACATCAACGGAACCAAACTGGCAGCGGGGCAGGTGTGCTTTCTCATCACTGACCAGAGCGATCAGCCCATTTCAGTATCCATCGGCGGCGGCGGCCAGGCGCTCAAGCGGGGATACTGCTCTCCTGTAACTGCAGGAGTCATTACCGGCTTTACCGTGCCGAATCCCTCAGCCACCTTGCCCAGCGGCATCTATTATCGCGTCACCGTGAAAGATTCGTCCTCAGGCTTGGAAGTGCTGCGCTATACGACCGTTTCTTTCACAGGAGCAACGTTCAATTTTGATAACTACGCGCCTCTGAATCTGGGCAGTCCGGCTCCGCTCACCGGAAACTCTGTCACTGGCAATCTGAGTGTTACTGGTAACGTGGCAGCCACGGGGACCGTGACAGGCTCAAATATTCCATCAAGCATCCTTCAACAGATTTTCAGCGGCGGTACGGGGCTTACACAGCGAACTGCCTTCAACGTCACCGCTGGAATCACCTGCTCTGATAATGCCGGGACTTCGCGCACGGATTGCCGCATCGGCGGAATGACCACAGTTACCTTTTCTGCCACTCCCACTTTTGACGCTTCTGTCTCTTCAGCGTTCAAGATCACCTTGACGGCCAACGTTACCAGTTCAACGCTTTCTAACGCCGTTGCGGGTGAGCCCTTGGCAATAGAGGTTTGTCAGGATGCCACCGGTGGACGCACCTTCGTTCCCCCAGCAAACGTTGGCGGATGGACTACCATTCCCGGCGCGGCATTGTCCTGCACTATGCAGTTTTTCATGTTTGATGCGGGCGGCACTGCACAGCCCGTATGGGTTGGTTCACTCAATGGAGTAAGTTATCCGGTGGGTGTAGCAGCTCATCAAGTTGGTGTGGCCACGGCTGCAAACGTGGTCACCTATAAAACGATTCCAGACTGCCAGGACTCATCCGGAAATCATCTCAATTACACTCAAAGCTCTGATAGCTTTTCATGCGGAACCACCAATTCACCAATACCAGGTACGGGGCTTGTATTTAATGGTTCAACCTCTGGCACCACAACGGTTAAGTCTGGAGCCGCAGCTGGTACAAGCGTTGTAACTTTCCCAGTAGGCTCTGGCACCATCATTGAAGACGGCCTTACGCAGATCTTAAGCGCCAAAACCCTTGCTACGCCGCTGCAAGGAATCACCTGCGCGGATCTGTGCATTCAGGTTATAACAGGCACCCCAAAACACCTTACTGGCCAAACGGCAGCTATCACAAATTCGGCGATTGGCACGATTGGAACGGACATTTCTGCGGGAACATACAGCGCTCATGCATCTTGTATAACCACCACCAGTGGCACCGGGACAACAGCAACGCCTACGATTTCATGGACAGACGCGGGCGGAACAAAAACTTTAACATTGGCAGCCATCGCCCTAAATTCAACGACCATTACGGGCTACGACAACGGAATATTCCCGATTCATCCAACTTCAGGCGCGGTTAACCTGAATGTGTCAGGAACGTTCGGAACATCGGTTTACGCCTGTGATGCTTGGCTGACGCGAGAGAATTAAGATTGAGGGGGTATAATGGCTGTATTCTGGTAGGGTCTACCGTGAACATCGTGGTAATGATCTGAAACGCGGCCAATATTGAAGATTGCGCCTCTCACGCTTTCAACCATAAATAAATCAGCACCACATTGATTGCAGACCACATGCAGTGAGCCATCCGAAAATTTGGTTACGGTTGCCCCGTCCTTTGGTGCTTCTTTCATTTTTAATACCTGTTTTTGTCAATTGCCACCGAACCTTGCGAGAGATTCAATCCTCTCCGCTTCGTCTTTTATCAGAGCGAAGCGGAGCTTGAGAAATGCGGAACAGGCTGCACCATAAGACAGAATCACGGCGGGAATAAGCAGCCATTTCATTGTCGAGAATGCTACTGAAAAGTTCCAGCAAAAGCAACGCTGATGGTTGTGGGCTTAACATTAAGATCATCGTTAAAAACCACCATGAAGCCATTTGTGCTGATGCCATTTGTGAATGAACCAGATAGAGGCAAAGATTGTGGCGCGCCTTTCACCATATATTTCTGAGAGGCAATGTGCTCTTGTCCGGCTGGCCATGTGCAGCCCACATTTGTGCAGGCGCGAACGTCAAGGAACATGCTGCTCAGGTTGGCAGTCCACGGCACATAGTTTGTATTGCCGCTGATTGATTTTATGATTCCACCTGTAGCCATCGGCACATAGCAGAGTGAATCGCTGGGGTCTGTTGGAGTGGAAGAAATGCCGATTTCCAGTGCAAGAACAAAAGTTTGAGCAGTCTGATAGACGCTGTACTGGCAATACCCCCAGGTGTGGTTCACGGTGCCAACGCAGGTTCCTGTCGCATCGCAGCCAACGGGCAGAGATGACGCGCTAACGGCTGGTGGGTTGATTGGATTGAGTTGTGAAAGTGTAGATGATCCGCAGCCAAGAAACAGCGCGGAAGAAATGACAAGAGCGAGTAAAATATTTTTAGCCATGATTTGGGGTCCTTATCACCCCGAGTTACGGTTAGGCCGGTTCGGATGTTGAAGCATCCGGGCTGGCCGTTATTGTTTAGGTGTGGTCTGCAATTTGCTGTTTTTTTAGAGAAACTCCGATAGATTTAATGGACCCATCGGGGTTGATTGCTAGAGATTCATCCTTGTAGCCGGTCATCTTGATAAGCAATGCTCTCGGCTTTTCATGCTGAGTCAGCGTAAGAAGTGGCAGCGGAGAAACGCCGATCTTCACATCGTCCAGATAAACATCGGCACCGTCTGGATAGATATTGATGATGCATTTGGACGCCTTCCCGTCTTTCTCTGCTGCTGCTAATTCATCCGGCGTTCCTTCAGAATAGCGAGGCGACGGGGTTTCAAGCTTTTTGTATCCCAGAGAGTGATCTTCTGAGAAATCACAGCGGTCAGCTTTTAAGATGCCTTTATTGCATAACTCATGGCGTGCCGCGAGAACGGATGCTGGCTCTTTGTTCATAGCTGCTTCAAAAGCCGCTTCAGCTTGTTTGTCAGTCATGCCTGGCTTGCGGAATGATTCAATCTGTCGCTTCCGCCATGCCTGAAAATTAACATCGGCTGTAGAGTCGAAGCATTCTAGCTCACCATTTGGATAGTGGCGGCATGTAATAACGTTTCCATCCGGCAGAGAAGACGTGCAGGTATCACCGGTGCAATATAGGTTTTGAGCAGCCAGACTCAGAGACGAGAACAGAATGAGCAGCACTGCACGTATAACTTTCATTTGCCTATCTCTTTCTTGTGCATATCTCGAATTGCTTCACGAATAACAGCGGTCACGGTAATTCCAAGCTTCTTTGTCAGATCTTCTAGCCGCGACTCATCTTTTTCGTTAGCGTTAAAAGGAACCCGTTTCATGGTGCATAGTATGTGCATTTTAGGTGTATAGGTCAAGCCTCTATTTTTGTTCGCCCGTTAGGAGCTATATGTTCAAGGTATCCAGCAAAGCGCAAGCCCTTCTCTATCCTGATGAGTTTGACACAGTTGACGCGGCAATTGCCTACTGTCAGGGCCGCCCCGGCGAGCTGCCGTTCACCATTTACCAGACGGTTAAGACCGTCCAGGTTGGCACAATCACGGTGAGCGATCCCGTGGAATCATCCGCTGCCGTAAAAGTTGCCGTGTAAATTCCCGGTACTCTGATGTAAGCTACTGGACTTCGGGAGGAAAGAAATGAAGATTTTAGGGTTTCTCGGCATGGGCATCGTGCTTGTGGTTGGGTTGGGCGTGATAGTCGAAAACAGCCTCAATAACAGGCAGGTGGAGATAGCTACAGCAAATGCGGCATCAGCGCCACTCCCCAAACTGACTGAGCCGGAAAAGATAGCAGCGCGAAAAGCCTACGCCAAAAAACTAGACAGCCAGTTGCTTGATATGAAAATAGAATCACGCACCGTGACAACGGGAGTAAAAGCAGACACCCTGGTAATTGAAGACGCTTTAGCCGGAAGAGTCCGCGCACGCGAGATTGGGCAAAATGCTGTGCTTAGGGCTGAGATGATCGCGCTCGGCTTTAGAGAATTGAAGTATACGAACGGTGACGAATCGTGGCACTGGAATTTGAAATAGCCAACTATATGAGGAAGCCGTTTTCATCAACTTCTTCGATGCTGTAACGTTCGCCTTTCGGATCGCCGTACTCTTCAGTCCTCGCGGTTTCGGCCTCTTCTCTAGTTTTAAACATGCGGCTAGGAGCATTGCCAGATTCAGCGCGTGGGCCTACTGGCCCGGTTGATTGAATTATTTTCCATGGGCTCATAGATCTTGCAATCTCTCGGTAATTTCTTCATTAACATATTCATGAATCTGGCCGCACGTTGGGCACAGCAGTTGACCAGGATGTGGAAGTATGGTTTTAACCAGCACCTTATACGCCTGACTTGAATCAAATGCTGGCAAGGTTTTTTGAAGAGAAAGGTCAGTAGTGCAACCGGGCGTTTTGCATGGAACTACCAAAACTCGAGCTTTCATAGCGCCGGGAATGGTATCACAGGTGAGTAGCTGATTTCACCTCACTCTTTCCAGCACCCATGGCACGGATTACCCTTGCACTTATCTCCGCAGTTGGCTTTCTTGCAATATTTGGATTCGCAACCGTGAGTACAGACCTTACGTGGTGGAGCGAGCACAAAGGATTCCAGGCAGAGCACAAAGACGATCAAGGCTTTCATGGGGCGAAATGATAGCACGGCAGAGCAAATTAAGGGTAAGCGGCTGTCTCTGGATTGTTAGAGAATCAAAAAGTTCCCAAAAATGAAACCCCACCGTGCCTGGTCGTATTTTTGATTCGCCGGGGAAAACAATTGTCCAAAATGGTCAAATTGTCACATTTTCTGTTATTATTGCGCCCTGCTAAGGTGTCTAAGTGTATGACAATTAAGGGATCACGTTTGGGCACTATAATTGCATACAAACCTTGCACGGGTTAGTACGTCTGAAGAAGAAGGAAATTGTTTGGACAACGCGTGATTGGGAAGGCCGAGAAGTAACACTTGACCGGCAGACGCTTAAGGATCATATTCTCCGGTATCATTATGAGGCTGCCTTTATTGTTGATGCGATTAAAGCATCACTCAGCGAACCTCATATTGTCATTGAAAATAAAAAGCAGCGTTCTGAGAACGCGATTTACAATCTGGCCTGCGGCGAACATCCTTGGACCTTGGTTGCCATTAAGCACGGATGGTTAAAGCGCCGCCAGATTTCGACGATATATGGAATAGAAAAGGGTTGCTATCCCAAAGGGAGAACGTTATGGCCCAAAAAATAAAACGCGAGGACATGACCCTGGAGCACAACAAATCCACGGATCTTATGTTTGTGGATATAAAAATTCCAGCGCCCGGCACCAAAATAACAACCATTGATGTCGGGGAGATGCTCGGATTCCCTGGACAGATTTTGGCACGTGTCGATTATGAAAATGAAGTCCTTTACGGACTGACGATTCAAAACGCAAGTAGTTTTAAAAGGAAGCTGCTTTGGCGCTATCGGATGGCAAGCGCGAAACACGCCCTTGAGCTTGTAATGGCTTCCATATGCGCAGGACTGAAGATAGAAGAGCGCAGGCCGGGACACGTGCACGCGCACGCCTCATAGAACATTTAACAAACAAACGATTTTCCACCCGCCAAATCACGGCGGGTTTTTCATTGCCCAATCTTAATAAACAGCGGCTCGGTAACCACATACTTCAGGGATATTTTGGAAGTCTCAGAAATCCTGTGTTTCCATATTTCAGTGTGCAGATAGCGCCGCCGATCGTGACACCTGGGGCATTCAACTGCCACCACGCAGGCGATCTTGTCATACTGCCGGCCATCCGAATCATACAGCGCAAAGTTGATTGCTTCCCGGCACCGTTTACAGGTGACAGACCAGGTACCGTATTTCAGAGTTCAGCCCAAAGTAACCCACGGGCCGATGATTATACCGAATTAAAAGCGAAACCCAATTCCAGCAACTCTCAAAACCCAAGGAAACCCTACAGCCCATGGAAACCGGACAGAAAACAGCGCGCAACTTCGACGGCTACACAGACCACGATTTACTCATCCGCATTGTCACCTTGCAAGAAGTCCAAACAACCGATATTCAAGGCCTTCGCTCAGATTGTGCGCGCCTATGGTCAGAAAAGGCAGCCCAGAGCGATCTAACGCTACTGAGGGCCACCATGGAGAACATGCGCTCACATAAGGCAGACCTGGCCACGTCTCAGGACCATGAACGACGATTGCGGAGCGTAGAGCGAAACATTGCATGGGCAGCCGGCGGACTGGCTGCGCTTCAGGTTTCAATTCAACTGCTGTTTAAGTTTGTTTGGCACTAGGGCTTTGCCGGCGGGGTGACCAGCTTCGCGTTTTCCTCTGCTGTAATAGGCTGCCGCGTCAATTCTTCAACTCTCTTGTATAGAGAATCCCGCTCTGCTTCTGCCTTCTCTGCTCGGGCCTTCAAGTTCAGGTTTTCTCGGTTCGCATCAAGCAATTGCACAAGCGGACTCTTTTCGCAAATTTCGATGTGTGCCAGAACAGCATCCACCATGCCGTGCTCCTGTTCTGGATCGTAGCTATGAATTGTTCCGCAGAATGAGCAAATCAGCTTGCCGCGATTCTCGTTAATTTTCTGGCGCAGCTCTTCTACCAGCTTGAGCAGGTAGGGGATGTCGGAGCGTGCATGGGCGATGAATTGACCATCATGTTCAGCATTGGCATATGGCTCGTCGCCTGTGTGCACAACTCCATCGCCATTACAAAGCCATTCCATCAATACTTCTGGCTGATCTACGTCGCTCGGCCAATTGTTAACAGTAACGCTGTCGCCAGCCCATGGCCCCTTGGTCGCGAGGGCTTCCCGTTCTGCGATCTGCTGCAAACGCTCTGCTGTGGCATCGGGAGCGGAAGGTTCCGGCTGCGCTTCGTTTCGTGTTGGATAGGCAGGCTCACATTCAATGCAGGGAATATCCGCTGTATGGCCATGTGGGCACATTTGAGACAGTTCTACACTTTGTTCAGAAATCGGGAAATCGTCAACGTCATCACTTATTTTCAAATGCAGCACGTAACCGCTGTTTTCAGGATGGGTAATCCGCATGATGGTTCCTTGGCACATGTCAACAAGCTGCCCACGCCATTGCACCCGCTCACCAATCTTGAACCTGCACGGCTGTTCTCCGCTTTGTGCGGCTGGCTCGGGCTGAAATGGGTGATTCTCTATCGTCACCTCCCATGCCTCAACAAAGTTATGCCGTCTGTCTATTGGTGCTTTCGGCTGGCCGCAGACTACTCCATCCGCTCCCTGGTAGTGGCACTTTGGGTTACCCATCGCTCGGTTTCCTCCGCTCCTCGTGAAATCGAATCCATTCGGCATATACTTCTTCCGCGTCTCTCTGCTCCATGGCGAATAGAATTGCCGCACTCTTGGCCTCTGCCAGTGTTGGATATGCCGCGCTCTGCACAAGTTGATGCCGTGAAGCCGCCGATACCTGATAGCTCGTGGGCCGCGTGGGAGCGCTTGCCTGTGAATGATCGCTCACCAGTGGCGACCAGCCGTTAGGAAATTCAGGATAGTGCCAATACCAGTCATGGCACGGACTTTGAGAACTTCTCCACAAGTCCATTTACTCGCCATCCTTGTGGGCTCCTGGGGGTGCGGCCTCGCTTACCACCATCTAGCCATCCTGTCGCTCAAGGCTTGCCATTCGCCGCTGTAAATCGCCTTGCGTACCAACACAACGAATCTATCTAGCGCCCCTGCCGACAAATCAGGAGATGTCGCAAACTTACGTAGATAGGTACGTGCTTTACTCGCTGTGTGGGCATTCGCACCAGTGGCCTTAATCTCAAGCTGCATACAAAGTTCTTCTATCTCGCTCACGGTTACTCCTCCCCCGGCGCGCACACTAATGTGTCTCGCCTTTGTTTAGCAATAGATCGCCATACCCGTTTTGCCGCATACCCTGTTCGGTGGCAATGTAGTAGCTGCGGGAAGCGCCCTTAAGCTCATAAAATCCAGCAGTCAATCGCTTAGGTCGGCGGCTAGTTTGCCCTGCTGCCTGCGCATCCTTAACCGCATCTGAGTAGGAATGCAGATGGTCTACCTTATACTCGTCTTCTTCTCCAGCTTCGAACACAAACCAGTACATTTTCAGCACCTCTACATTGACCATACTGCGCATAGCCGCCAGAATTAACGCGCTACTTTTATTTATTTATTGCGTAATCTTTGCAGCCACATAGAGAGCATGGCTTAGGCCCGCCATTCGTAACGCCATGATCGCCCCAGCTATGCGTACATTTACACTTCGTGTCCCCCGGCGCGGGCTCAGGTGGGGCAGCGCCAATGGGCTTGTAGTGCGTGACTATTTCACCCGGAGCGCAATCCGCGTCTTCATCGGCCCATGCCCATATCAAATCATCTTCATCATTGAGCAATAGCTTTGCGGCCTGATGTTGGACGTGTCCGCCGATTACGACCCAATACCACTCTCCGCGCTCCGGCTTTACTTCTTTCACGCTGATCCACCCCGGCGCGGGCTGTGCGGCTGGGTTGGCCAAGAAATGCTTCTTGAGCACAGAAACAATCTCTGCACTTGCATAATCGCGTACTTCAACAATGCAATCGAGGTCAATAATCTCATTTGCAATCGATTCAAAGTTCATTTGCTCCATTTCTCCTCATCTGTGCCTACAGGCCGCGAAACGGAGTGCGTCAAACACAACACGCGGAGCCATGTGGTTTGGATTAGCTAAACTTTTTTTACTTTCTGTCGCGGTTGACTCCCTGCGTTCCTTTATCCCGGTAATGAAAAGTACTTTTGTAAACCCATTCTCCGGGATAGGTTCCATAATTGGAATTGACCATCCCGCCTTCCCCGGCCCAAGCAGCTATACTTAGAACACGGATTACCTCTTCCCCGTTGGCAGCGTAATAATGCATACGCCCAAAGGCATCTATTTTGCTACTGCTGGGCTTAATTTCTCGACGATATTCCGATAAAAACGACATATCTACTCCAGTCCCGCCCATCTCTGAGCAACTTCATGTTTTTGATCAGGCCATGCTTTCGGCAAAGTCCAATCGTGAAACTTCCAGGCCCATAACCTGCCACCGGATAAACCGATGAGCGGATGGGCAACTATGTGGTGAATTACTTGCCAAAATTGGCGCTTACCCAGAGCTATATCTGCTTTCCAAAAAGCAACGAGTCTATTCAATTATTTCTCCTCTTTTTTGGGCTGGGATGGCGGTGAAGAACGGTTCCAAGATTTTTACTATGGACTTGACGGCGATTTCACGGTGTCCAGCATCCACCGTTGCCATGTATGGGCCGTAAACCTCTTTGCATATCGCCGCTGAAATCAATTCTAAGTTTGGACGCGGAGCTGGCTGAGGCTGGGCCGCAACCGCTTTCTGGAAATCTCCGCTAGAGGTATCGGTATTGACGGGCTTTTTGGGGGTTGTGCACTTTGCGAAATGCGGTGCGTTATCGCTTATGCATCCGGGGCAGCTAGTATCAATGAACCATGGGTCTGTGCGGCGATAAGACACCCAGCCGCCATTAACGATCCTGAATACCCACTGCTCTTTATTCCAAGTCGCAATCATTGCAGTGCCTAAATTGGCATCAGCAAATACTGTTGGATTGGTCAGGTATGCAGGAATCGGCGGATGCGCGTGTTCCGGTTCGCTCCCCTGAGTACGTGGCGCTGCGGCATAGCGCATGTAGCGATCTAAGCGCGCTGCTTCCATTCGTGCAGCATCATCTGTTGAATCTTGAAGCAATTGATAATTTCCACTCAGCGGCTCCGTGCGCGTATTTTCTACCGGCTCCGACATTCCATCAAAAACTACTTTGTGCGTGCGCTTACTGCCGGCATTTCTATCGTCCAATTCATAATCGGACTCTGGGCGCGTACTCCCGGACTCGGGCTTAAGATATTGCTGTTGCTTGAACGCTTCAATTCCCGAAGCAGTCCTATTCCCCTTGGGCGGCGTACTATCGGCTGGGGCTGCCTGCTCATGCCAAGAGTCAGTGCATGGAGTTCTCGGAGGATTATGCCGTTGCATCGTTGCTATCGGCTGCAAACGCGCCTCACGGCTAGCACTTAGGCAATTGGGACAGTAATCTTGCGGTACGACTACTACTGGCCCCGCTGGTTCGTGCTTTCCTGAATCACTGTTGTAGCAACCATGCCCCCGTCCGTGATTGAACCGCACGGCGTAGTAGTTCTCGCCAATTAGTTTTATTGCCAGCTTGCAATTCTTACAAATCATTGTTTCCCCTCACATTTACATCCGCACGCTTTAGGCATGATGCATTCGGCGTGATTTCCCTTTACGCACTCATTACACTTAAACCATTTACGCTTCATGATTGTTTCCCCTTCTCTCCGCGCCCCAGACTGCGTATGGCTACTGCATGAGGTTCCTTTCTGTCGCGCTTTTACTGCTTCCGGCATCTCGCCTGCACCAAACGCAAATCCTTCATTCAGTGAGTCATCTGCTTCCGCCACCGCCTTGCACTCGTTGTGCATTCTCCAGTTCTGCCAATCTCCCTCGAACATGCCCTTGAATTGCACATGCTTCTCGCCTCTGTTGATCTCTCCGGCGCACCATTCGCAGACATGGATTTTCGCGGCAACCGGATTAGAGTAATTACCGAAGTCGCTCATTTCTGCGCCAGCCGCTCGTGGATCGGGCCAGCCTCGCAATCGTCATTGTCGGCCCATTCCTTGCCTGTGTGGTGCCAAAAATAACGATCTTCTACGGTCATGCGCTTAACCGGAATACCCTTCTTACACAATCCGCACACCAGCCCCGCTGCTTCCAGCAGAGCGGAGTCGTAAACTGATTGGTCGTGAGCAATGATCTTGTCAGCCTGGATTTCATGCTTCCATGCGGCGTCTCCGCTTCCGCAATACAGCGTTTCCTCAAGTTCCTTGGCAAACTCTCTTGCGGCTCTCAGGCGTTCATCCGGCACGTTAGTCTTCACAAACTTCCTCCACCCATACTTGAGGTTTAGCGGCTCGGCGTACTTCCATGATCCATCCCAAGCGCCGTTCATTCTCGACCTTGTTTTCGGCTGCTGCTTTCGTCATGCCACAGCACACAGCGCGGCCATTCTGCCAAACTTCCCAATCGCGGCGTTCATCCGGCATCACGGGCCTCCCGCTTCTCGATTTCTGAAATGTCTCGTGAATAATATTTGTCCACTCTGTGCCTGTGGGTAGTGGTCACATTGCTAACCGTATAAACCAATGGATCAAATCCTACGTAATGGCACTGGTTCCCTTTAACCGCTCCGCAGGTAGGGCAATCCACGCATCTTATGGCCGCTCGATTTTCATCCGCCTTATATTTCTTTCGCGCCGCCCGTTTCGTCGCCATAGGTAATCACCTTTTCCTTACTCGGTTTTGTTCGCAATTTCCAGCAGTACATCTGCGTGGCATGGCTGCCCAATTGGACACCAGCACGCAAGATCTTTGCCGCGCAATTGGGCGATCACTTCTTCATTGCCGACATAGCCGCCGCACTTTTCCATGAACTTGCGGAATAGTTCAGTAGCGGCCTCGCGGGTATATCCGCCTTCCGTTACCAGATACGGATTTCCCCATTTCGTCGGCCTGCCAACGTAGCCCGTGTTTGGCGGCATCTTCCAGCCCTTAGTCCGCTTGCGCTGTATTCGTATTGCCATAATCCCCCTTCACTCTCCCGCCAGCTTTTCCAGCGCGGCCCGTAATGAATTGATTGGATCGGGATCGCACAAGTACATCCCGTCAAAGTCATACGCATCCGCCATAACTCCCTGCGCTGCTCGAATCAAATCAGCCAGGGGTTGAAGTTCGGTTTTGAATCTGGCTTCAGTTTCCTTGGCGCTCTGGAAGTTGACCCGCTCAATTAGCCGCTCGGCCCACTTCTGCACAATCTGCTCCGGCGTCATGGTTCACGCTCCAGAGTTAACTTTTCTTCTGCGGCGAGTGCTCTGCCTTCCATTGAATCGAAAACGCAGAACACGTCATAGATAGAATTGCAGCCGCGAAAAGGCTTGTAGCTTTTGATCTGCTGCGGGAATGAGTCGACCTGATACTCCAAGCCTTCTATCGCAACCCGCTGCCGGTCTGTTTCTCTCCGCTCCGCTTCCAAATCCTTTAGCGCCTGCTGGAAGTGAAACAGCTTTTCATCGGCAGTCATCGAAGCCCACCATTTACAGATTGGCTTGAACTCTTCCGCGTCATCTCTGTCGCCAAAGTGTGCTTGCGCCTCTAGTGGGTCTGCCGTAATGAAGTCACAATGAAAGCACCGCCACGGTATTGCGTTTAAGATTGCGTCCATATTTTTCTGCTCCGGTGTAGTCGCCATATCAAATATCCTCGCTACTTCTTGCCTTGAGAATTTTTACGCGCTCAAGCGTTGTATATGCCATTGGACAAGAATCAGCCTGCAACGGCTCGAATCCCGGTATGCGCTGCTCGTCAAGATATTCCGCGATTTCATCTAAACTATTTGGCTGCGATGCACGCTGCGCAAACAAAAAACACCGCCGTTTTTCTGGAATAGTTTCATTGGCAAATTTCTCGCCATCGCGGATATGTATAAAAATTCCGGGAGCATCACTTATAGGTTCGCCGCAGTGCTTGCAAGTTGCTTCAGATTCGTTCTGTGTTTTCGTAGGCATCGCAAAATCCTCTCTGTAAGTGTGCTTTCAGTCCGATACGGTCATAATCGTCATCGCCGCAAAATGGGCATATAAGTTCGCCCTCTGCGTCCTGTTTGTTGAGTTCAATAAGTCGTTCGGCTTGTGTTGTCTGGCTCATTCCGTATCTCCCTGAGTGGCCGCGCCCCGCAATGAATACTGGCATTCAACGGCCTCTATAAATCTTCCGTCCGCCAATTTGATGATCGTGCGGTATGGTTCTTCCATGTCATCGCGGACAATCACGCCGGGGATGCTAAGATGAGATTGATAGTTAAAGCAAACATCAACTTCCGCATTCAGGTATATGCCTTGCTTCGGAAACCTATCTAGCCCAATATTTTCATGTACTCCCATTACTTTCTTCCCTCCTCATGCGGGGCAGGTTCGGCCCCAAGCGCATGCTTAATCGCGCGTTCAGAGGAGAGAACGGATTCAGCACGGGTAACGATTCTGAATTTCTCTCTACCCATTGCCGAACCTACCGCTGGCGTATTACAAATCCAGCTCAGACATTCCCGCAGCGCCTTCTCCAGCTCAGTGACGCGGGATACCAGAGAGGCATGACGCTCAAGTATTTGGGATTGAAGTTCTTTGGCCTTGGATTCGTTACTACTCTTGCCCTGCCCGAATCGCATGGCACACTCCAAAGCCATTGCTAATAATTCAGAGAAGCTTTTCGCGGGCGTGGGCGTGATACCGGGAATTGAGGGTTTCATGGTTTTATTCTCCATCTGGCAATTCCACGTCTTCGCCGTCGCGCTTCACAATCCGCTGCACGGAAGAAACGTCCAAATAGCAGGAGCCTTCCCGCCATGCTTTCCTGAGTCCTTTTTGTTCGGCTTCTATCGGGTTTTTTGCGCGGACTTCAGTAATAAAACTTAACTGCCCACCTACTTTGTAACGCGGCATAAATCTCCTTTTCGGGGCGTGATACCGGGCTCTTTGCTCATGGCCGTTTTCCTTTCAAGGTAAAATTTCTGCGACTGCCCTTGATGTGATTGCAGAGCCAGTGAGCAGGCTGGAGATTGTCTTCCGCGTCTGACTTCGCCGATCCTGGCTCTATGTGGTCTAGCGTGTATTCGCTGCGCTCAAGGATTTCTTTCCCGCAGATCCCGCAGGTACGCTTACCCTCTGCCCACCATCTATCGCGGATGAGCTTGAGAGCTTTCAGGCGAAGGCGCTGAGTTTTAGAAACAGGACGTGGGCGCTTCTTGCGGGATGGGATGGGCTTACGCTTGCGGATTGGCGATTTCGTCTTCGCAGTCTTCGCAAATGAGATCCGTGATTTTTGTCCAAGCGTGGCCGTCTTCGCTGCACATCCAAAACTCTTCGCAGAGCGGACACCAGTGCTGGTGCATGGCTTTTCCTTTCGCTGAATCGTGGAATAGGGAAGCCGACCGTGTTTGGCCTTGTACTCTGCCAACTTGCGCGCGCTCATGCCGGCTATGCGCTTCATAGGGCACCTGCCATTAGAGCGATGTGAGAGGAAACCAGAGTCGGTATTTCGGCCAGCCGTGCCGTTTCTTCTTTTCTGGCCTTGCTGTTTGAGCTTGTCCAGTTGCCAGCCGCGATTCTGGCAGCCTTGCGGGTTTCTCGTAGCTGTTCCCGCGTCATGGTCCTAACCTGCTTGCCAGCGCCGATGTAAAGGCCTTTCTTGACCTTGTAGGCTTCGCCGGGGAATATTGCTGGCACTCCGCTGCCCCAAAGGTAAAACGGTCCGCAGTGATTTATGGACTGTCCGACGAACCACTCAGCGCAGCGCACGTTTTCCATGACGTACGGCTTGCCAGTTGCTTCAAGAAGCTCTCTGGCGTGATTGAAAAGGGCGATGCCAATCCAAGGCCACTTTGGGTTTTTATGGAAGCCCTTGGGCATTCCAAATATGCTGAAGTTCTCACATGGACTTGAGCAGCAGTAGAAATCTGCCGGCGGAAGCTCTATCAGTTGCGCGATGTCGGCTTGGATAAATTCTTCGCCCGGATAATCAGGCTGAGGATTCAGGTCAATGCCGATGCAATGCCAGCCATGGGCTTGGAATCCTTTAGTCCAGCCACCACGACCGCAGAACATGTCAACCATGCGCGGCTTAATTCCGTTTTGTGAGTTCGGGAGCATCGACAAACCTGATTCGGTTTGCCTGAAGTGGACTTGCTTTTAAAAAGGGAGCCGGGAAGCTCTGGGATTTAAACTAGCACGTTCTGTTTATTTTGCAACTGGTTTTATTTCGCAGAGCTCAGCTTTCCAGCCCTGATCCATGTACTTTGCATACCACGATTTGAATTTGTCTTCGCTCAGGGTGGCATCTATGAATTCCGGCTCACCCTTTTCGTTGAACATAATCCACGCCGTCACATCCGCACCGCCTCTCTCACGTCCAAAATTGGATTTATTGGGACTTTTCCAGCCAGTTATTAAGGGCATCCCTCAACTCTTCAACCTGCTTTTTGGCGAGAATGACTGAATCATCAGCCTCGAACATGCTGATTCTCAGCCATGGATGCCAAGGGGTCATGTCATCGCTCAATGCTTTGCGCCCTCTGCGCTTTATATGACCCGGTATTGCGGCAATCCCCAAGATGCCGCCGCGCTCGTCTTTGCCTGATGGCAGAATCCCGCTGTGCTGGTATTTGATCGGGGAACTTTTACAAGTGCATGGCCTTGAATCGTCCTGTCTGTACATGCCATTGCGCATCTTGCTCATGCGCTTACAGCGGAGGGAATGCTCATCTCCAAATCCGAAAATGCTGCAATAAATACTCATATCAGCACACACTAACCCTTTCCGCTTCCACTATTTTACGGCCTAGGCTCAGGCGGCAATCCTTCAGCTTGTGTGGCATCAATGGCCCTGCTACCCAAACACCTAACGCTGCAATCGTGCCGATTGGATACCAGTGCCGCGCTCCATCCCAGAAGCTCCAGAGCACCGTGAAAATCAAATCACTGCCCACCATGAGCACGAATCCCGCCGTGATGATCTTCCACGCTGGCGAGAGGTAGGAGCTTCTGCCCAGCCAGCCCAGCGCGATCATGCCCAAGAGAATCATGCTGGCGACGATCTCCGCATCAAGCAGCCGATCTTTCAGCGAGTCGCCACGGAAAAACGCGAACATCACAAAAGATATGCTGGCAACGGATACGAAGCCGGACATAAAGACAGTTTTGATCTTGTCGCGCTCGGCAACGAACATGCCACAGATGGAGCAGCCCAGCCAGATCAGCAGTAAGCCTTTGAGAGCGTGCGCACCCCAATAAGACCATGCGTAAACCGTGCGGCTGAAAAACTGGAAGACCAGGAACGTGGCCATATCTGAGATGGCGCAGAGAATCAGGATCAGCGAGAGAAGTTTGGAGCGTTTAAGGTTGCAGTATGCCCCGGCGCATTCAAGGAGCAACTCGGCGGCCCATGCGAGATAAGCCGCCGTCATGCTATTACCCCACAGGGCAGATCATGTGCGGAATGCAGGGTGGCCCGTCGAATGACTGTTTGAGTTGACGTGTTTTTGAGGCTTTGCAGGTTCCAAAGCTCACGGCGGCGAGAATTATGATTGCGAATAAAATACGAGTTTTCATGCCCGTATTTTACCGCAAGCTGCTGATTTTTCATCGTGTTTTTTCCTTGGTGGATTCGTTTGGTTTTGGTGGTACGCGCTCAACAGTAATGCGGACGGAATCGCCGAGCGCCCAACCCTTTTGTGCAGTCAAATAGATGCGATTAAGTTCCGGGCCTGTAATAATTCCGCCCACTACTCGCGCCTGAAAAGTCTCAACTATCTTCTTTTTCGCCATTGGCTTCCCTCCTATGCGCCCGCAAATCGGCTAATCGTTATCTGCTGTCAGTTCCGCGCCTGAGCAGTCCGCGCAGATGCAGCCGGATTGGTGTCGTTCGCAATCTTGGCAGTTATCCGCATCAAAAACTGCTTCGCCATCATTGCCATAACCTTTGACGTATTCGTCGAAATGCTCCTGACACAGGCGACGTAATTTCCTGTCGCCATGAACCGGGCAAGCCTTGTCGCGGATTTTGCCATAATACAGAGGCACCAACCCGATAGACCACGCCCCCGGATACTGGCAAATACAACTTGTTCCGTCTGGCATCTCATTTTCCTTTCTTCTTCTTGGTTCCCTTGGGGCGAACCACGGCCTTCTTGCGCTTTGACGGTCTGCCCTCTTTTTTCTTAGGCCTGTCCCAATCCATCGCTCTGCAATCTCGATTCGCGCACTGCTTTGGGCGAAGTTCCGGGTTGGTAATGGCTTCCGGGTTGTCAATTGGCCACCGATGCTTACAGTGGCGGCATTTCCATTTCTGGACTGTCTCTTCAACAATTGGGGTCATGACCTCGGATTTTACAGCAATAGTCATATCTTCTTTAGCAACTCGCGCATGGCCGCATCAGGGCCTTTCGGTTTAGGCGGTTCAAGTCCGCATTCCTTATAGGCAACCTCCTTGATTCTCTCTGCGATCTTGGAATGGTTGAATTTGACCCATTCCCACGCCAGAGTACGAGTGAGCGAGCCGACGTGCTGGCGACCTCGCTTCTTGGCTCTAGGTTTCGTTTGCACGTTTATGCTCCTTCCTGTTTTTTGGCTTCGAGCTTGCGCTGTACTTCGGCAACTTCGCTAACCGAGAATGTAGCAACCCAGCGCTTTCCTTCTGGACATTGGTGCCCTTTAATCGCGGCCAACAGTAAATCTATTTCTCTTTCAGTGAGTAGATTTCTCATAGTGCACCCATTCTTTCGTTAATTTTGGGGGTGGCCCATGATACGAACGAATCCCGGCGATCATAGCCGCCTGACTTCTTGCCATCTACTTCCAAAAAGTAGAGATACTTCCATGCCCGATGAGGGCCAGTTGCGCGGATATATTCAGCTTGCGCGCTGACCCAAATGAAAGGGCTTACCGGAACCCGCACAGGCAGGCCATGATTCCCCTCCCAGTGCTTAATGATTCCCG